CCGGAGGACAATGGATTCGTAGTACTTCAAAACCCAAAGGTGAAACATGAACGTCTCGTCTCTGCCCTCTGCCAATGAGGGTGCTCTGGTCTGGGTCAATCAAGCCGGTCGCGTCCGCGTTGACGTGGTTCGGTCGGTGTTCAACTCGCTCGGGCTGGGCAAGTGCCTGCCCCGCAGGGAGAAGCGATCCATCGCACTGCGGATCGCGATCAAGGCGTGGCTGATCACCCGCTACGGGAAGAAGGACGCCCGCACCATGCGGCTGTACCCTCTCGACCGCCGGGTGCTCGGCTTCGAGGTGAGGAGGAAGGTGGACGGGTCGGAGATGAACGACCACCCCTACGTCTGCACCGTGAAGGCCAACGAGAAGGGTGCGTGGGTCACCTATGCCGGTAGCCCTGCACCGCAGAGCGAGACCGACAACGTCTCTCGTCTCTACCTCGAACGTGTCGAGTGGTACTGCCCGACCACGGTCGGATCGTTGATCAAGAGGGCGGTGGCCTACCACTGGCTGGGCACCAGCCTCAAGTCCAACGGTGGGCTGTACTTCCTGCCGGGTTGCCACCTGCCTGACTATCAGGCACTGGCCGCTGGGCTGGAGCGTAGCACCACCAACCCCGACTCGGAGTTGGTGATGACCGCTGCCACGTTCGACGTTCGTAACAACCCGGGCGTGGCACGGGACGCGATGCTCTCCCTGCGTGCGGAGATCAGGTCTGCCACTGACGAGATCAACAACGACCTCGTCGGTGCTCACGAGATGACCGAGCAGGGGATCGCGTCTCGCAAGGCACGGCTCGACAACCTGCTCAAGCAGGCGGCTGAGTACGCCGCCCTGTTCGAGACCTCGCTCGATGACATGAAGGCAATGGTCGAGAGCACGAAGGACGCTCTCGCCATCGCCGAACTCGCAGAGATCAGCGGCTGATCACTGCGTGCGGCTAGTAGTTCTAGAGGGGGCGGGCAACTTCGCTCGCCCCCTCTTTGTTTCCCAACACCTGTTTCCGGAGGACGATTCAATGTTGACTGGCATCTTCTCACACCCGATGTGGTTCCTGTTCGTTGCAATGCAGGCCGGTATCCCGACGCACGTCGTCGGCATGCCGGGCTGTGCCAAGACCGCACTGCACATGGCCTGTGCCAAGGCGATGGGTCGGCGGTTCATCCCGCTGATCGGATCGCAATGCACACCCGAGGACGTCGGTGGTCTGCCCGTCCCCGACATGGTGGCTCGGCTCTGCCGCATGCTGCCCATGTCGTGGGTCGAGGCGGTGCTCACGCCCGGTGGCTTCCTGTTCTTCGATGAGTGGGGCAACGTGTCGCCCGCCGTGCATGCCTCGCTGCTCACCGTGGTGCAGGACAAGCGAGTCGGCGACCATCACATCGACATCGACACGATCATGGCGGCAGCGTCGAACCCAATCGACATCTGCCCCAATGGCACGCCGCTATCCCTGCCCACCACGAACAGGTTCTTCAACGCCAAGTGGCGGAACGACACGCGAGCCTTCCTCAATGGGCTCGTCACCTGCGAGTGGGACGCACCCGAGTTGCCCATCCTGCCGGTGGACTGGAAGTCGTACGTCCCCAAGTGGGGCGGCATCGTCTCCTCGTTCCTCTCTCGCAACGAGGCGATGATCAACGTGCCACCCAAGGATGACACGACCCCCTCGTATCCAACCGAGCGGACGTGGCGTAACGCGGTGATGTGCCTCGCCGCTGCGGACGCAGTCGGTGCGGACATGGATTCGGACACGACCAATGTCCGGCTCATGGTCGAGGGCAACGTGGGTGAGGTGGCGACCAGCCAGTTCGCACACTTCAAGCAGACGCTCGACCTCGTTGACCCGCTCGACATCGTCGACGGCAAGACGAAGTTCGTGCATCGGGATGACCGCCCCGACCTGACGATGACCGTGCTCGGTGCCGTGGCTACTGCCGTGTCGAACGCCACGACCTTCACGCCTGATCGATGGGATGCGGCGGCCATCTTCTTCGGGGAGATCGGTGCGACGGCACACCCCGAGATCGCACTCCGCTACACGCGGGTGCTGCTCGATGCGACGAAGACCTTCAAGCACTCGCCCAGTGCCAAGGTGATGAAGCCGCTGATCGCGTTGAACAACTCGCTCAAGGTGAGCGGCTAGTTGTTTTAGATACCCCGCTCGGCAACTGGGCCGGGCGGGGCACGACCATAAGCACAAGGGGATATGCGATGGACTCGATCAGACTCAAGGTCGCACAGTTCAGGACGATGGTGAAAGACATCCTGCCCTACTTCACGGGCTATGTGTACGGCATGATCGCCACCGAGAAGCGTGGCATCGGCACGATGGCAGTCGATGAGCGGGGTCGTCTCTACTACGACCCGGCCCTCGTCGAGCGGGTCGATCTCAAGGGCGGTCGGTTCGTGATCTGTCACGAGGCACTGCACGTTGCACTCGGCCACGCCCCGCTGGCACGCCGGTTCCTCGGTGACCGGCCGACCCCGGCCATGCTGCGGCGATACAACCTCGCCGCCGACTGCGTGGTCAACGGCATCCTCCAGTCGTGGTGGCACGAGGCACCGAGCGAGGAGGTTCTCGGTGGCAAGTTGGTGACGCACGTCGCCCTCGGCCTGCCGCCGTCGCTCACCGTGACGCAGTACTACGCCCTGCTCGAACAGCAAGACGATCAGAAGAAGCAGGAGCGTGAGGCTGCACGCAAGCAGCAACGAGACAACGACCCGCGCCAGCGTGGCAAGGGCGAGGATGGCGATGGCATGGAGGACGAAGGTGATGAAGACCAAGAAGATGGTTCGGCTGATCGTGATGACGACGAAGAAGAACGTGGCGGCCAATCGGATCGGGGTGATCACGACTCCGAGGATGGCGAAGACGGTAGCGACGGCGATTCGGAAGGCGGCGGAGACGAATCGTCCGACGAAGAAGATGGTGTTCCAGATGGGGACGCTGCCGGAGAAGGAGATACCGAGCGCGAAGGGGACGATGACGGTGATAGCGGTAGCGACGAGGGCAGTGGCGGCTCGGATTCGCAGGCTGGCGATCAAGGCCGGGGCGACGAGGACGATGCCGACGGGGAAGCCGACGGGGGATGGGCTTGCCGAGGTGGCGGCGGTGCTGACGGCCAGCCTCGCGAGTACGAGGACGAAGGCGAAGGCGGGTGGAAGGATCGCGAGTACTCGATGACCGACCAGTTGGAGCAGCGGATCGAGGAGGCAGAGCAGTCCTCTCCCGGTTCGGTGCCCGGCTGCCTCAAGGACGCGGTCGGTCTGCGGCTCCGGCCGCAGGCTGACCCGTTCGACGTGCTGCGTGCCACGGTGGCACGGGCCATCGCCTCGCCGGTCGGTGCCCCCGACTACACGCTGCGGAAGTTCAGCCGCAGGCAGCAGGCCGACGGGCCTCGGCTGCGTGGCGTGAAGAAGGAGATGCCCAACGTGGTTGTGATCCTCGACACGAGCGGCTCGATGCATGGCGACCGTGTCGCGAAGGCGATGGGCGTCATCGCCAAGGCAGTGAGCCGACTCAAGTCGGTGAAGGTGGTGTGCTACGACGCCGACCTGCATGGACGCAGGACGGTGACCTCGATGGCTGCCTTCTCATGGCAGGGTGGTGGCGGCACCAACATGGGGAAGGCCATCGAGCAGGTCGACAAAGAGGATCGGCCCGACGCCATCGTGCTGGTGACCGACCTCGAAACCCCGTGGCCGGAGCGTATGCCCCGGGCCCGGGTGGTGGTGGCTGCGGTTGACTCGAAACCCTATTGGCTGGAGCGCGTGCCCGGCTGGGTGAAACTGTGTGACGTCTCGAAAGGAGGTGACCGATGACGTTCGATGAGCAGGTGGCTGCGTTGCGGGGGAAGGTTGAGCCGAAGTACTTCGACGGCCGAAAAGCCGAGGCCACGCCGGAGCAGTGGGCCGCAAGGCTGGATCACACCCTGAGGTGGCGATGCGAGAACTGCGAGCGAGACCGCGAATCCACTCGCGAGTCCACCGCTCGCTGGCGGATGGCAAACCCGGAAAGATCACGGGAGGTGAATCGGAGGTGGGTGTCATCCGGCAGTCGCAACGAGTACCAGCGACGGCTGAGAAAGACGGACGTCCAGTTCCGGCTTTCGGAGAGTCTTCGGGTTCGACTCGCCCACGCAATGTCTGGCCGCAGTAGGGGGGGCTCTGCCGTGCGTGACCTCGGCTGCTCGGTCGCTGACCTCAAGGCCCACCTCGAACGGCAGTTCCTGCCGGGCATGACGTGGGACAACTGGGGCGTGGGTCAGGGCAAGTGGCAGATCGACCACATCTACCCGCTGGCACAGGCTGACCTGACCGTGCGGCTAGTAGTTCTAGCGGTGTGCAACTGGCGGAACCTACAGCCCCTGTGGTTCAAGGACAACAACCGCAAGGGCGATACCGTCACGCCTGAGGCGCAGCAACTGTTTGACGGTTTGGTTTCAGAGTTCACTGACAACGAAGGAGGTGCATGATGATCGCTGAGTCTGACTGGCTCGAACCCTACTGCCGCCAGTGCTGCACTGTGTGGAACTCCAACTGGAGCACGGTGCCATACGGCAGGGTCGGATGGAAGAAAGCAGCGGAGAAGTACTGCGGTGCGTACTGGGGCAGGCTCACGCCAGAGCACTGCATGAGGATTCACTACCGCTTCACGCAGATGCGGAAGGAGATCGATGGCCTGTCGGTTGAGTACGGCATGATCCGGGGGCCGAACTGGGATGACAAAACCCAGTGGCCCTACGCCGCCGTCGCTCGGTTCGATGATCAAGGCAAGATGCTGACCGGCTACTTGCTGCACCCCGGGGCTGCGTCTTGCCCGTACTACGTTCGCCACTCGCTGCCAGTGCCGGGCAAAGCAAGGGGCACAACGTATCGATCGCTGCGTACGGTCGAGGACATGATGCCGGTGATCAAGCCGGTGACCGGCGAGGCGGGCAGCCGCTCCGCCACAGTCACCATCACCCGCGATGACGTTGCCCGTACGGGTGACGTTCGCAAGGGGGACTGCTACCTGTTCGACCTGACGATGGAGCACTCGCCACGAGTGACCGTCGAAGGTAGGTACATGGGCAGGGCGGTTCAGTTCGGTGCGCTCGACGAGATCATTGATACCGTGCGGTGTCGGCTCGTGTTCGCTGACCTACCTAGTGCATGAGGTGTGCGATGGATATCCAGTGGCTGCTGACGGTGATCGAATCGTGGGCGTTCATCGCCCTTCAGTTCTACGTCTTCTCATTCATCAGGAGAAACTGACCATGAAGATTGCATACGGATACGGGCGGCACAGCACGAGCAAGCAGGCAGTGACTGCCGAGGTGCAGGAAGCGTCGGTGATGGATCAGTACGAGCGGCTGCTCAAACCCAAGGGCTACTCGTGGGGCGGCTGGTTCTACGACGCCGCAGTGTCGGGCAGCAAGGACTTCAGCGACCGACCCGAGGGGGTGCGGGTGTACATGATGGCTGGCGAGGGCGACGCCGTGATCTGCCACAACTCCGACCGCATGTTCCGGTCGCAGGCTGATGCAGAGAAGACGGTGCTGCTGCTCCAGTCTCGGGGCGTGCAGATCGTGATGCCCGACCTGCCCTCGTTCGAGAAGGCTGACCCTCGGATGCTGGCTCGCATCCGGTTCGTCATCGCCCAGTGGGAGCGGGAGAAGATCGGCGAGCGCACCTCGTCTGGCATGCAACGCATGTCAGCCAAGGGCAAGAAGTTCGGTGGCCGTATCCAGTCGGTGCCACTCGGGTGGCGTAACACTGGCGGCGGCATCGCACCATGCCCGGAGGAGCGGGCGAGGATCGAGGAGATGGCCCGCATGCACGCCGAGGGTGCGTCGTTCGAGCGCATCTCGATGATCGTTTCCTACCCGCCCCACAACTGGCGTCGTCCGCTCGCCCGCAAGGGTGGCGGCGCATGGTCGAAGCGTTACGTCAGGCTGGCGATCAAGGCTCGGTCTCTGGGGTATCCTCGCTGCTACCTTTATGATCGGCAACACAGAGTCGCAGTCTGTCAAGCGCAGCCAGCAGCCTGCCCTTGATCGTACGCCAGTCGCGGTCACGCTCCCGGCCCAGTGACATCAGCGACCGGCCCTCGATTACATGGGCCTCGATCAGGGCCCGGTCGTCGGGCGTCATCTCACGCAGGCAGGCGAGGGCCTGCTGCTTCTGGTCGGTGGAGAAGGCTATGCCCAGTGCCTTGCCCATGTCGATCCGCTCGTTCGCCGCCTCGCGGGAACGCTTCACCCGACGCACCTCCTTGAGCAGGGCGTGGCGAATCGCAGTGCCGTAGTAGGTGGTGGGCTTCGATTTCGATGGGTCGTAGCAGAACGACGCATCGACCACGGCCATCTCGGCTACGCTGATCATGTCGCAGTGGCGGATCAGCCTCTCGTAGCACAGGTGCTTGGCGATGAACGCACGCACGGCGGCTGGCACCAGCGGCAGGGCAGCCTCGGCTCGCTCCTTCTGCTCGTCTGTCAGCCGCCGCTGCTTGCGTGTCACTTCATCTGCCTCGTCCAGACGTCGGCTCGCCACTCCCTTGCACAGGCCCGCTCGTAGCAGAGCAGGCAGAGGTGTGCATCAGTGGGCATGCCGCTGCTGTTGACCTTCACGGTCGCAGCACGGTGGCCGCAATCGGAGCACGGACTAGCGGTCGCGGAGGCGGCGGAGTACGCCAAGGGAGCGGGCCTTGCCTCCACTCGACGACTCCTCGTACGAGCCGTCGTTGACTTTCGAGAGCGGCTCGTACTCGATCCGGCCTTGCGCTTGACGCAGGGCTTCTTGCGCAGAGCGAGCCTCTTTGACCCAGCCATAGGCGACGCAGCCTCCTGCTGCGGCCAGCCCCAGCAGCAACGCTAGGGCCAGCACTGCGTAGACCTTCCAGCCGGGGCCTTGCGATCCTTCGCTCGGCACCCGGCCGACCGTATCTGACGGGTGAATATCTCCACTCAACGGATGAGTGTACGCTCGTCCAGTATGCACAGCACCCCCCAAGGTTGGCAACAGTTGTCCGCTCCTTATCACTCTCGCTCGGGGGTTGCAGGATTTATGGGCTTCCTCCTCCGGGGTACGTCATGCCTTCGCCAACGACGGGACAGGGTCAGGTCGGGATTAGAGGCGAACCTCTCAAGCCCTTCCCGCACCCCGTCCTCCTCCATGTCGAGGGCGTTGCATGCCTCGGCGAACGGGAGTACTGCGTCTCCGCCGTACATCCAGCCCAGTGCTGCCGCCTTCTGCTTCTTGACCTCGCCCCGGTAGTACATCTGCTGGCTCGTGTCGGCAGTGGGCATCCCCCGCTCGGCGATAATGAACGCGGAGTGCGCGATCATGCTGGCGCAGAGGCGGCGGTACCCACCCTCGATCTCCTCTCTGGATAGGTGGTCGAGATTCACTCGGTCACCTCCTGCGCCTTGGCGGCGGGCGGCGGCTTGCACCCGGGCTGACGCAGGTCGTTGTTCAACTCCGGCCAGACCTCCTCACTGTGGCACGCGAACATCAGATTCCAGCCAGCGTGGGAGAGATGGTCTTCAGATCGATCCCCCTCAAGGTAGGCGTAGATGTGGGACAGGGCGTGGTTCAGGAACACCGAGATGGGCAGGCCCTTCTCGACATTGAACGACCCGTACTTCTCGGCCCCCTCGTGGCTGGCCTGCGCCATGCGGCGCAGCCCGATTGGCGAGAGCAACTCAAAGCGAACGTCCTTCGCCGTGCGCTTGGCACCACGCCCGTACGTTGCGATACCACCATTGACCTTCGGCTTGTCGAACAGTCCCATCATTACCTCCACTCCTTGGCATTGGACATGTCGATGAATGCATTGCAACGCACAATGCTCCCCCCATTGACAGTCCTCTGTGTCTCGGTGCGATCCACCCGGAAGCGAACGCAGTACTGCCCGCTCTCGTCGGTGATCTTCTGTGTCAGCAGAAGGCCCTCGTCCACGAGGAAGAGGAACCCGTAGAGCGGGACGCACAGGGCTGCGGATGCCGCCTTGGCGTGCTCGATCTTGTCCATCGTGACCAGCCACTCGTCGCCCCACTTGCCACGCAAGTCCTCGCGGGTCACGCCGTACCGGCACTTGGTCTCGACGACGCCAGCGATGTGCCCCATCTTGGTGATCACGGCGTCAACCTTGGCGGGCAGGTTGTCGGGCGTCCGGTAGTACTCCAGTCCGGTGCCACGCTCGAAGATCGAGGCGGCTGCCATCTCGTCCGACAGTGTCTTCTGCCCACGGGGCGTGAGTATGTCGAGGCTCATCCCGGGTACTCCGCGAAGGCTCTGGTCTTGGTCGACGTATGGATCGCATGGGCGAAGGCATGCATGTCTGCCAGCCTGATGGTCACCAGCCACTCGTGCTTCGACCGGCGGTGCATCACGACCGGCAGGTTGCCAGCCTTGGTGGCGTCACGCACAGCCTGCTCCATCGCCTTGTCAATGTTGATGCGCTCGACCCGCTTCGACTCGATGTGCAGGGTCGGCAACTCGGTGACCACGAGGTCGCCGTCACCTTCGGCTAGACCGCAGTACTGCTGCGACCTGCGGGCCGACAGGTAACCCATCGAGCGAAGCCGCTCGGCAAGTTCCCGTTCTGCTGCTGCGCCTTTGGCTCTTGAGTTGGTCATCGCGGTGCTCCTGCGGTCAGTGTAAGGAGGTGGTCAAGCGATCCATCAACACAACTATCGCGCCGAGTTACTGCGCCTCTCGACCTCGACCCACTCGGGCAGCGGCGTCGGGTCGTCCTTCAATCCCTTGCGTCCCATCAGCCCAGCGAGGAACTCGACGTCCACCTCACCATCCTCTTGCCGCTTTGCTTCGAGGACGTGGCCGAGGGTCAGGCTTCGCTTGCCACCACTATGAAAACCAAAATGACAATCACGGCAAAGGAGAGCGAGATTTCGTACGTCGTGGCACCGCTCACCACCACGGCGACCGACGATGTGATGCACCTCATGCGTAGACCCCGGCGAGAACTTTCGTAGCCAGCACACGGCACACCGCTCGCACAGGAAGACGTACTCCCCGATGCGACGCTTCAGTGATTCGGTACGCTTACTCGGCATCGCCTGCCTCCAGTTGGGCGAGCAGGCCATCGCCAATGCCATCAAGCGCAGCGGCGTAGGGCTGGCCGTCGAAGTCCTCGATCACCAGCCGGGCACGGGCGACCAGCAGTTCCAGCAGGTCGCGGAGTTCCTCCTTGGGATATTCGTCAGACTCCCGCTTGCATATCTCGTCGACCGCGAACCGGGAGTACACCAGTAGTTCAATGCAGAATCGATCGGTCTCTTGCCTGCGATCCCACTGCAACTCCGAGCGGGTGATGCAGCCGTTGGTGTAGGCGTCGGCCTCGTCCAGTGGATAGACGGCAATGTCCTGCCACCACTCTTGTGCCTCGATCAGGTAGGTCTTGTAGGTCTTGCCTCGGTACTTCTTGGGCACCGCCTCGGCGACGTGTGCCAGTTTCGTTTGCTTCGGAATAGGGAGCCGCCACGCCACGCCGTCGAGCAGGTAGAACCCTCGCTCCTTCGGTGTAGAGCACCGAGAGTTGATGAAGTGAGTGGCCTCGTGAGCCCAAGTGATCGGGCACCCATCCCCCGCTCGTGCGGCTGCGGCGTCGGACTCCGGCAGCCGGGACACGACATCCATCAGGGTGGGTGGCAGGTTCTTATCCGAACATCTGCGAACCACCGGCACCTGAACGTCGTCCGAGAGCAGCAGTGACCCCATCCATAGGATCACGATGCTCGCCACGATCACCCAGCCAAAGTCATAAGCCACCTTCATCGCCGCCTCCTTGTGCGATTGCGCTCCATCTCATCGAGCAGCAAACGGATGCTGCCCGCCATCCAGATCACAGACACGACCGTCAGCGTCAGCATTACCGTCACCAACACGAGCAGCCCGTCACGCAGCGTCGAATCCATCGAACTCCTCCATGCGTTCCATCGCGATGCTCGCCGCCAGTAGCCACTGCGCTAGTGCCTTGACCTGCTCGGCTGAGTACAGGATGCAGACGTCCTCTGACTGCACCGTGACGCACGGCTGTGCCACGGGCCACGACGCAGTGCGGAGGTGGCGGGGCACTGCGTGAAACTCCTTCTCGTTACACACGTCAGTGGCGAGCAGCGACTCGGGCGTGCCGTGCCGAAACCCGAGGGTGAGCATCCAGCCGTTCTCGTTAGCCACCGTGCAGATGGCCTCGTTCTCTGGCGATGGGTCGCTGTTCATCCGACCTCCTTCTGAAGTTCTCGTGTGATCGCCTTGACCAACCACTCGTTGCCGGGCGTGCGCTTCATCTTCTTGAGCGCGCCACGCAGGTAGTCCCGGGGCAGGAGTCGGATCAGTTGTCCGCGATACGGCCCCCACATCATGCGGGCACCCCTTGCCTTGGGCGTCTCGGCACTCGGCTTCGCGAACGGGTCGACCGACTTCGAGTCGAACGTGATGCCGACCACGAGTTGCCTGCGGCGGTGCTTCTCCGCCTCCATCTCGGCGAGGGCCCTCTCCTTGTCGAGGCGTTCGAGTTCACGCATCTCGGCAGCCACGTCAGCCAGTTCGACGTCGCCTTCCTCGGTTCTCTTGAGCAACTTCTCCCGGTACTTCTGCACCTTCTCCGGCGGCAGCACGACGTCGATGGCCGAGCACACCCGGTGGTGCCGCACGTTGTCCTGATAGTCGTAAATCTTTGCGTGCGGCTTGTGCCCGTGGGCTATCGCCATCCGCCTCGTGTAGTCCGACGGCTGGGCGTCCACGTTGTCACGCTTGTCCGGCCGCAGGGCGCGCCCCAGTATCTGGAGGTAGCGCGGCAGGCTGCGGGTCGGGGTCAGCAGGTGCAACTCCTCGACCGGAGCGTCCCACCCCATCGTCAGCACGGCGACGTTGCAGATCAGTGTGGCATCACCCGACTCGTACCTCTTCATCTCGTCATGCCGCTCGCTCTCGCTCTGCTTGCTGTGAACGAGGGCGGCACGCACTCCGTACCTCGTCTCGATCAGGTCGCGGAATGCACGGGCGTGGCTGATGTTCGGGCAGTAGACGGCACCCTTCGTGCGGTGGTTCGATGCAACGAGTGATGCCTGCTCGTGCAGCACCATCTCGTCGGACATGATCCGCTGCACTTCGGCAGCATCGAACTCACCGACCCCACCCGTCGGCAACTTGTACGACTTGACGATGATGCGGCGGGCGGAGATGGGCACGAGCCAGCCGTGCTCGATCGCAGGCACCACGCCGTACTGCACCGGCACCCTGCCGTAGTACCGCATGGCAGGCGAGCCGTGAGGGGTCGCCGTCAGCCCACAGATCACTGCGCCGTTGGAGCGGTAGTAATCCAGTAGGTCGAGCGTCGGCCCCCCACAGCCATAGTGCGCCTCGTCAACCACGACGAGGTCGGGCGAGTACTTCTGGCCCCGGTTCCCGGTGAGCAGGGACTGGAGCGAGGCAACGACAATCGGTGCCTCGGGCCGGGCATACAAATCCCCCTGCTCGATCTCCACATCACGCAGCCGGTACGCCTCCACGCCTCTGGCGATCTGCGAGCAGAGCGTGATGCGGGGGTCGATGATCAGCGTGCGGGAGTACCGCTCACTGAGGATCGCCGCGATCAGCGTCTTGCCCACACCCGTGGCGATTTCACCGAGGGCCTTGCCGTCACTCCGCAGTACTGCGTCGAGCGAGTCGACCGCATGCTGCTGGATCGGGCGAGGCTTCGGTCGCGGGTCGTGGAACAGCGTCCGTGCTTCGTGCATCACGCCGCCTCCGATGCTCGGTAGGCTCGGCGAAGCGCGCCGTACATCTTCTCAAGTCGAACGTCGTTTCGACCGCTTGCCACCCACCGCTTCGCCCGCTCCTCCGGCGTCCACGACTGGCGGATCGCCGCTGCCCTCTCCAGAATCTCCTGCTCGGTCGGATCGTCCTTCGACGTCGACCGGAAGGACTCCGCCACCGGGCGTGTCTTGTTCGCGAACTTCAGCATCCGGTAGAGCGCGTGCCTCGGCACGTTGTGAATCCTCGCCGCCTCCTTCACCGACGTCCGCTGCGTCAGGTAGTGCTCCATCGCCCTCGACATCTGGGTCGACCGTGATCCCTCTCTCGCTTCCATGCGGTATCCCTCCTTGAAGAATGGTTCGGACAAACAAAATCGATTGCAGTGACTTGACCTCCTGCACCAGCGCAGGAAGGTCGACGTGGATGAGGCGTGGCAGAATCTCTAGCGAGAGGTTCTCCAGCCGGTACTCGATCTCGGTGAGGTCGCGATCACTTAACACTGGCTGCCTCCCTGAAAGGTTTCATGGCCTCGCGGTCGGCCTTCAGTGCCATGAGGTCGTCCTCGGTGATGCGACCTGACGCGACCGACATGGCAGCGCGAGCCAGCACCGAGTCACGCTCCTGCTCCGACTTGGCTGCGACCAGTGCCTGACGGGCGAGGCCGAGGGCCGAGTTGGGCTTGGCCTTCGGGCCTTCGAGCCCCGCACCGTCGAGGTCGCTGTCTGCTGCCACGCCGCAGAGTTCGGCGTAGTGCTTGCGTCGGAAGTAAGTGGTCTCGCTGAGAACCTTCTGCGGCTGACGCTCGGTCAACTTCGACGACGACCGCTCGAACTGACCGCTCACATGACGCAGCGTCGAGACCTCCCACTGCTCGTCGCCGATGATGAAAGTCTTCGAGGCGAGGTCGAGCCCGTGGCGGCAGTTGGCCGGGGTCACTGCATCGAGCACCTCATCGAGCGTGGCGTACATTCCGTACGCGCCCTTGGCGTTCTTCCTGATCGGCTGGTACTCGGCGCGGGCCTTGCACTTCGCCTCGGCCAACTTGTCGGTGTACTCCGACTCCATCGCTGGCATGAACGAGGTCTGAGGCTTGAGCCTCGGGTCGCGCTGGCACGGGTTGACGCAGGTCGGTTCTTCTTTCTGATCGCTCATCGACTTACTCCTTTGAAGGCCCACTCTGGAAACTGAAGGACGTTGATCTCGCCGTATCCGCTGGGCAGCCAGTGGCCGCTCTCTTTGCGGGCCTCGATCTCGTCGAGGTCGTCGGTGATCCACTGCTCGCACATGGCGACGAGCGGCTCGGGGAGTTCGCACACTTGGACTTGGTGCGATGGCGTCGTGGAGCAAGCCACGAACGTGAGGCGTTGGTCAGAGAGCCCAGCCGCAGCGGCGATCTGGGAGTACCAAGCGGAGGCGTAGTGGTAGCCGTGGTCGAGGCAGCCCCTCCACCACGATTCGAGTGGGCGGGCGTCGCGGCACGACTTCCAGTCCAGCAGCACGCCGCCGTGAGTGACGGCGTCGTAGCGGCAGCGGATCAGGTGGCCGTCGGGTCGGCGATAGAACGCCGAGAGTTCGTGCTTCCAGATATCCTCGTAGAGGTCTCTCGCCATTGCGTTCGAGAAGAACTGCGAGAGGATCGCCTCGACGATGGCGAGGTTCTCTTCCGACGCGACGATGGCGTCAGGCCCCTGCTCATCACGCCACGCCTTCGCGGCCTTGGAGGAGGAGAGCCCGCCGCCTGCGGTGCGGAACTCCTCCGGTACCGAGACGAGGTGAGAGCGGTACCGGGTCGGGCCCAGTTCGAGGGCCGCGTGTACAAGTGTTCCGAGGTCGGTAGCCGCCGACGAGAAGGCCGGGCGGGTGCGAGCGATGTGTCGCTCGTGGAACCAAACCGGCCCGTGGTAGCGGAAGTCCCAGCCGATGGACTTCGAGGGGCAGGGGAGGGTATGGTAGACGTGGTTCGGCAGGCCCTCCACTAGGAGGGTCTGGCCGGGCTGCAACCCCTCAAGGGCGGCAAGAAGTTCCGCAAGAGTCGGGGCGACTGGATTCGAACCAGCGACCTCTACGTCCCGAACGTAGCGCGAACCCTCGCCGCCGGTCTCAAGGAGATCGGCCATGTCAGCACTGCTTGCATCTGATTCAGTCATTGGTATTCTCGCGACGAAAGGAGCAGTGTACAGAAGTTCAGTGGGGGAGTCAATGATCGGGTTGGCAGAACGCTATCTATTGGGGAGGGACGTTTCTCGCGGATACGCGGGGAACATCAGAAGGACGGCGGCCAAGATGGATAGGGCGGGGATCACCCCTGCCAATATCAACGGGCCTGCGGTCAGCATGTGGCTCTCCTCCTTGAAAGCAAACGGTCTGTCGAGCGTGAGTATAGCGAGTGAGCGCCGTAGCGCAATCACAATCTGGAAGTTCGGCATAGAGGACGGGTCGATCACTACACCCATCCGCCATGTCCTTCAGCCTCGTGTCACTCGTCGTGTCACTCGTGCCTTCGGACGCGATGATCTTACTGGTGCTGTCAAGCGTCTCAAAGAATTGATCCTGCCCGCGTTTCAGAGCGGTTGCTGTCGAAAGCAGTGGATCGAGGCTTGGATTTTCTACGTCTACGAAACCGGAGCGCGGTTCACCGACGCATACGAACTCCGTTCCGAAGCACTCGTTCCCGGCGGGGTTGGCTGGACTGCGAGCAAGACGGGACGGCCGGTCATCAAACGCCTGTCAGCGAGTACTTCAGATCGGCTGGCAGCACTAGCATCCCTGTCCCCCGACGGCACGGTGTTCAAGTGGGCCGTGTCGCGGCGGCATGCGTTCGCTGCGATCAGAGCGGTGTTCAAGCAGATCGGGCTGGATGGCGGAAGGACGCAATGGCTGCGCCGCAGCGGGGCAACGCACGCCGAGATGATCAAGAAAGGTGCGGCACGCGAGTACCTGTGCCACGCCACGCAGGGGCTGGCCGAATCCAACTACATAGATTTTACGCAGTTGCTACCCGAGTTGCCAGTTCCGCCCGGGATTGAGTGAGGTCGAGCGACACTCCATTGACGAACGCGGGAGTGACCGCGCTATAGTGGCTCTGGCGGTTCATTCACTCGCAGCACCCGCCCCGACTAATCAAAAGCGCGAGCCTAAATAACAGCGGCCAGTCCGCAACGCAAACCTGCACACGAAGTCCGGTCGCTCTCCCCGACGGCCCGGCAAACTGAAGGTAGACCAATAAGGTGCAGAGAGGCGGGAGTGAGAGTTGGGAGGAGGCCCCTCCCACCTTCTCATATTAGTCGGGGTCTGCACCCACCAAGGAGAACCAGAGATGATCGCGATCAATCCGGCAATGCGATTCGGTAAGCACAAGGGGACTCTCGTCAGCGAGGTGCCGACCCAATACCTGACGTGGGTCATGGAGACATTCCCGCGACCGCCTGATTACGTCGTGGCCGAAGTTGTGCGCCGTGGCTCTACGCAGTTCGGCGGGGATGCGATCCTCTGTCAGGCTGCTATCTCGGACAGGGCGTTCGATTCAGCAAGGGGTGGCCGGAAGAAGTGGCGGCGAAAGCCGCCGAGGGGGGCGAGTAACCCAAGGAGGGCTGCGAAGCGAGCAGCCCGGGGAGAGGTCGCACGACAGAAGGCGAAGGAGTCAGAGTCCCGAATGGCGAAGGGCGTCTGGATTGTCGGTGAGAACTTCGAGCGGCTCCGCCACGAGTTCATTGCAAGCGGCGGCGATGTGGACTCCTGCCCGTTCGAGGCACCAGACAACGCTGACTTCCTCGATCACCTCTACAGCATCACCCACTCCTAGCCTTCCGCTCCGACCGGGTAGCCCGGAACTTGGCAGCGCGCCTCTCGGTCGTGCTCTCTGCCTTCGAGGCGGCACGCGACTCCTTGTCCAAAACCTTCTTCCTTGCGAGCAGGGCTTGGAACTGCGGTGGCAGGCCCTCGGCGACCTCCTCGGGGATCGAGGTGGTAGAGAACGTGCGACGGCCCGGCACGCGCTGGAGCATCTCGTCGATGGCAGCCCGCTCGTCCCGGGTTCGCTGCTCGTCGCTGACGTAGTAGTGCCGGACGGGAGCCACGGAGTTCCACACAGCCCCGAGCGCACCGCTGGCCCGGTCTACGTTGGGGTCGAGGGCTGTGCCCACGAAGCCCGTGATGCGTGACGCACCGGGGATCAGGAGGTCGGCCGCCCACTTCACCGGCTCCTTCAGCCTGAAGGATTTGCCGTCGCCGCCAGCGAGATTGATCACTCCGCCGATCGCCTTGTCCCACTGCGACTGCGAGTACCCAACGTCCCGTCTGGTGAAGGCGTCCTTGCCGGTCGCCATCTCGGTGAACACCCGCAGTGGTGGTGCAGCCTGTGCCGAGAAGTTCCGCAGCGTGGCACCCGCGCTTGCGGCAGCCGAGTCGAGGGCACCGTTGGCCGACGGCTTGTAGGCGAACGAGTCGAGGAACGACGCACCCGGGATATCGATCCCGCCGAGCACAGTGGACATGCCCTCGGGTGCGAGGCCGATGTTCATCGCGTCGGGCACGCCGAGCGACCGGAGTGTCTCGGGGTTGACGGTGAAGCCGCCCTTCTCCCGATAAGACTGCGGCAGGTACTGCGCGTTCTCGTCGGAGTTCTGCAACCGCTCGCGAGTCTGGAGAGCGTGGCGATATGCACCGCCGGGGTTCATCAACTCCTCGATGGCGAACTGGCCCGACCTTGCGTTGTACGAGTAGAACGGGGCCCACAGGTTGCGGATGCCCTTCTCGAAGTCGGTGAGCGATTCGTAGTCAACGTGGATTCGCTTCAGCCTGCGGGCTGCTTCGCGAGGTGCAACACCTTCGGCGAGCAGGGCGTTGTAGCCCGAGAGCCGAGCGTGAGCGTCCGACCACTCCGATGCCTGCTCTGCCTTGCGGAAGAATGGATTGTTCGTGACCTTCCGAACTGGACGCTGGACGTTCGAGCCGGAGCCTACAGGGTCGGCGACCCAGTCCTTGCCGAACTGCGTCCACGACCGCTGCCTGTTCCCAAACGACACGCCCTTGATTCCGTACCAGTCGAGCGAGTTCTTGTCTGTGACGATGTCCTTGACGGTCTGTGCGTTCGGGATCGGCAGCGGCATCGGCGTCGAGCCGGGCAGCACTTCGAGCAGCGACTTGCCAGTCCTGTCTCCGATCTCCCGCTCGACCATGCCCATCCCCTTGAGCGTGCCGGACTCGGCAAGGTCATTGAGGTAGGCTTGCAGGATTTCTTCGTCACCCTTTCCGCCGGTCGCCATCTGTGCGTAGGCGGGCAGGGACTTGATGTACGGCAGGGCCTCGTCGTAACTGCCGTTGAGCAGCGACTGCGTGTGGTACATGCTCTTCGAGAGAGCGACCGGGTCTTTGACGGTGAGGAAGTTGCCGATCGTGCCCGACGCCCAGTCGCGCGTCACGCGGCTCGGCCACGCCAAGACCTGTGACTTGAACGCCCGCATGTGCTCGGCGAGGAACTTGCCCGCTGCGCCCTGCGCCGCTGGGGACTTGACGAGGTTCTCCGCGTCGGTCAGCCGATCGATGAAGGACTGCGGAACGGAGTACCCGGAAAGGTCATTGACTCCGAGTTTCGCAAGAGCGCGAGCCTGCGCCCCCACGGCCCCGGCATTCACGAGCGGGGTTTTTGCCTTGCCGGACTTCAGCCCGACCATCGAAAGTGCCTTGGCAAGCGGCACCATCTTCTCGCCCTTCGCAGCCCCAGCCACCTGCCTCACGGCCCGGCTGGTGATGGCGTCTCCGAGTGCCTCGCCCGTAGCGATGGCGGCATACCGCCCGGTCGTGTACCGAGCGATGGCCTCGGCTGGGTGATTGCCAAACGCCACAGGATCAGCGGGGTCGAGGTCGCCGAGGAAGTCGGCGAGTGCTGCGGCCCGACGCTGCCCATACTTCGGGGTGCCCTTCGTCTTGGCGGCAAGTTCGATTGCGGTCTGGTGAGCCTTCGATCCCTGCACCGTCTGGTAGTACGCGCTATTTGGATCGTTGATCTCTTTGAACAGTTGGGCCGCCACCTCGTCACGCGACCAAAGTTTTCCGGCTGCGTCCTTGCGTCCCATCAGGAACTCGGGACGCTTGGCATAGAACCGCAGTTGGTCGATCGCGCCCGGCAGTTGCAGCGACTTCTTTCTGGCGATCTGGTCGCCAGTGATCAGGTCGAAGTACGCCCCCGCAGGGTTGCCGTTCTTGTTCAGCACTGTGCGATCAAGTGCCGTCGTGAGCGAGTATGGGCGATACTCGGCCCCGTACCTGTGCTTGAGCAGGTGGGCATTGATGCCAGCGTCCTTACTCTCCTGAAGGATGCTGACCTTGTTGCGAGCCCAGTCGTCGGCGATGGCCTTCAACTTCGGCGTGTTCTCGATCAGGTCGACGTCCTTGGCCGTAACCGCCACGCCCTCGATGTAGCGGTCGAGTGCCTCCTGAACGCGAACGTCCTTGGGGTCACTGAGCCCAGTGCGCCGCGCTACGTCGTCCGGTATCTTGGCGAACTGTAGTTGTTGAGCAACTTCACCTGCCGCTCGACCGCCGCGAGCAACACCATCCTGTCCGGCGTTGTTGATCTGCGTGACCGTCGATTGGCCGATCGGCTCGTAGAGTTTTCCGACCGCCTTGTTGGCGAACTGGTGGGCGGCAAGGCCGACCGGAGACCATCGGACTGTCTCTGGGATTCGATCGAGGACGCGAGCCGCAACATCCCCCGCAGCAGCACCAAGCGGATCACCGACAAGCGATCCGAGTCCAAGCGATCGAGATAGCGGCGTGCTCTTGATGTCATCGTAGGACAGGTTGTTCGTGTTGAGGAAGCCGTCGAGGTGCCGCTGTTGGTCAGCACCCCACTTCCCTTGGGCGGTGCGGTTCTGGATGAGGTCTTCGAGGTTCGTGGCACGCTGCGCGGCACGAGTTCCCACAAGCGGGTCGGCTGCGTGCTCGGCGTAGTCGTCCACGCCTCGGCCCAGTCGGCGAAGTGCGCGGCCAGCCCGGCCGGTGACGTCCTCGGTCTTCGTACCGGCGGCGATGAGTCTCTGCTGGAGCGACTTGCTCGCCACCTCGGCAGCGTCATCGATCAGGCCGGTGGCCGCAGCCGCTCGGCCGCCCGGTGTCAGAGCCTTGAGCGGGCCGGAGAGGTACGTCAGCGGGTCAAGGGCAACGCTCGCCACCGTGCCCAGTGCGAACCTGCCGACAGGGTTGGTAATCCCCGTGGACTTCTCCACGAGATCGTCAGCCGAGTGTCGAGTGGCGGGGTCGAACGGATTCTCGAACGTCCCGTCCATGCCGTAGTCAACGGCGTTCCGCACGATGGCGGCCGGGGTGTCGAGATACCACAGCGCATTACTGACGCCACGAAGCGTGCGCGTCAGCGGGCTGGCGGAGGAGCCGTCTGGCGCGGCGGGAGTGGATGGCTCTGCGAAGTAGGCCATTGATCACTCCACCCGGGAACTGTCATCCATGCCGATCCGGGTAGTGCCCGCCTGCTGCGGAACGAACCGACGCCACATGGCACCAGCCACGTTGCGCGGGATGCCAGCATTGGCGTAGGCGGCGGCCTCAAACTCGGCCTGACTCATCGGCTTCTGCCCCTGCACCGGCTGGCCGTTCTCGTCGAGGCGGTTCGCGAGGCGGTGCAGCCATCCGTACGCCATCGTGCCGGGGCCAGCCGACTGAGCCGCAAGCCAAGCGCGCCGCTGAACCACGCGGCCAGCCGTGCGCATAGCCTCTTCTCGGGTGCTCGTCTTGTCGCGCTGCATGATGGCATGAGCACCAGCCTCGGTCTGCTCCTCGATCGTTGCGCCCTCGGGCATCGCGTTCAGGGCGTTGTCGACGATCTGCGGCAACTCCGGCGTGGCTTCCCTGCCGTCACCCTTGGCGGCGGGATCGGGGAGGGCCCCGGCCACTCCCTCTTGCGCCTTGCCCCGGATGATGTCGCGGGCGGCATCTTCCTGACCAAGCGCGATCAGTGCCGCCGCCTTCTGGTCAGGCGTAGCATTGGGGTCAGTGAGTGTTCGGTTGGCAGCAGCCTGCTTGGCCTGCGGGGTCATCTGCGACTCTTGCCAGTTGTTGCGAGCGTTCTTGGTTCGAGTGTCCACCGAACGCTTGTCGTTCGCTGCTGTCTGTGCGCCGTCTCGTGCTTCCAGTGGCACGTTGCTAGAGAAGCCAGCACCATGTATCTGGTCGGCATAGTCCTCCAGCGTGATGCCCTTCTCCTGTAGTTGCGGGTTGGCCCGATACGAACGCACGGCCTCGAACCACTTCTTTCGCACGTCTGCGTTCGGCACTGCCGAGCGTTTCTTGGGCTGACTGTTCTGAGCGTCGACCATGTCACGCATCTGGGCGCGATCCTTGGCGTCAGCCTCACCACGGCGGGACATGATCTCGTCGGTCAGCCCGTTGTCTACGAGCGGGCCTTGCTGCTCGACGTTCGCGAAGCCCTGCCCGGATCGCAGGCGGGACTGCGTGTCGGCGCGACTCATGGCGGCATTGCGATCGAACTGCTCTTGGTCATCCACTGCGGCACCGGGCTCACGCTTGGGCAGGCCGGGCCGACCGCCCGCTGCCTGCTGACCCGGCGGCGTGGCAACCACACCCTCGGCCACCTTGCGAGCGGCTGGCGGCGCGTCGGCGACCGGGCCCTGCTCTGGCGTGGCAGCGTCGGCACCGAACCTCGCACCGGGAGGAATGAGTACTGATCGACCGTTGCCGGTGTGGACTACTGCGCCCTGCCGGAACCTGTGCGAGCCGGGGCCGTGCTCTTTCTCGTACGCCTTCTTCTCGTTGTCGAACTGGACGCGCTCGGCGTGCTCGTTCACCCGCGAGTCGTAGTGCGCCCGAGAGGCTTCGTCGAGGGAGTCGACGTCGATGGACACAACGCGACCATCGGGCCTGCGGACGTTGACCGTCCGGGTCGACGGGTCGTGTCCCGTGATCTGGCCGTCGACCTGCTGGCCGTCAGTGAGCCGGAACCTCTGATCGCCGGGGCGGAGTTGTGGCTGCAAAGCCTTAGCCCGATCAGCCGGGGCGGGGGAGTGCGGGAGGTTCAGGCCACGAACGTAGTTCATGGTGCCCTCACCCAACCGGCTCGTGTGTACATGCCTCGGTCGGCCGTCGGCGCCAACGATCGTGACCACGTTGTTCTCGTGGTCGTGGCCGACGACGTTGCCTTCAAAACTGTACTTGCCAGTGTTGTCGGTGAGGCGAACAGGAGTGGGTGCCTGTACGGCAGCGGGCCGAGGGGCGGGCTCTTGGGGCTTCGGGAGTTGCGGCGGCAGCGTCCCGCCGTGGGCCTGATCCGGCGCGTTGTTGTCGAACGTCGGGGCCGTCTTCGGTGGCGGGAAGAACGGCTTTGGTTGTGCCGCCTGCGGGCGCGGTGCCTGTGGCTTCGGCTGGGCGGCTGCCTCTCGCTGCTGCTTGAGGGTAGCGCGCTTCGAGGTGATCTGATTCCGGTCTCGCTCGTCGGCGACGTAGCGCGGTGCGTTGAATGCAGCCGCGTGCGTCTCGTCGTCTACCTCTTCGTGCGGCACGGCGATGGTCGAGCCATCCTGTCGCCGCATCAGGATAGAGCCAGCGTTGTTGTCGTACCCGGCGATCTCGCCGGTCATGGTGTAACCACCACGACTGGTGACCGTGCGAGGATTCCACGGGGCTGCGGGCTTCGGTTGAGCGGCAGGAGGTGGTGCAGCCGGGTTCTGCTGAACCTCACGAACGGGGCCCGGGGCAGGTCGAGGCTCTTCCCGAGTGACCCGAGGAGTGAACGTCGGAACGTCCACCTTCATGGAGTCAAGGAACTGCTGGTTCGTTCCGGTGTTGATCGCCCGACCGGCATTCTCCATTGCGCCGCGCTGCGCAAGGACTGCGGGGCTACCGCCCATCTCGTCAGCCATAGGAGGGGCGGCCTGCGGCATGGCAGCCACGCCGGGCCGGGCAGCCTGCTGCGCCTGACGCTCGGCGGTCATTCGTCGGACGCGGTCTTCAAGTGTCTCTGCCACGGCGAACCCCGCTAGTCTTGGTACATGGTGCCGGGGTAGCCGATCCTGCTCGCGCCGCCCGCTGGCCGACGCATTTCGCGTAGCCGCATCTCTCTTATGGACTGAAGGAGGGCCGCCTCGTCACCCGGCATGGGGGCGGAAACGGGCATAGGCTCGCTCGGATCGTCGCCAAAATCAGGCACTCCAACGGGCGGGGCTGGCGGCCAGATGGCGTTCGAGGCGTGCCTGTATCCAACAAGGGCGGCTGCGGCTGCGGCTGGTACACGCACATAGTTGCTGCCAGCCGCCTGACGAACGCGTCCGAGGGTCGCATCGATAGCCCGCCGGGTGGCCGTTGGCGGAGGGTCGAGGCTCTGCGGAGTCTTCCCGCGATACTCGGCACGCATTCCCGCCGTGCTGGCCCACGGGTTCTGAGGGCGAACGCCCGGGGCGGCGGCAACATCATCCACGATGTCGGCACCATCGAGGCCGGAGCCCGGGGTGTCGTCGATTGGAACGTAGAACGGATTGTCCGCGTCAGCGAAGTCCGATGGGTCAATGTCACCTTGCGGTGCATCAGGCACGGCATTGCCGCTTGGGGTAGGCAGCGGGCCTTCGCGGAACGGAGGGGCCTCGAACGTGGTTCCCCAGCCAGTGTCGTGCCCACGAGCACCAGACCGACGTCGTTGCTGTGCAGCGCGGATCGCGGCAGTCGGGTCGCCATGCACCCGAAGGTCGTGCATGTCCGGCCGTGCCTCGGGACTGCCTTCATTGACGCGGGTCACGCTCCCGGCGTGCGGGGCGTCAATGGCATCGGCCTGCCATTGTTCGATGGGTCGTGTTGATGTCGCAGCCGCCTGCGCCCTGCGTCGGGCTGACGCTGCGCCAACGTCAACCACCTGCGGAGGTGGCTGCGAGGGACGGGTGGCTGTGGTGCGAGGAGCGGTCGCTGCCACAGTGCTCGTCGGCGGAGCAGTGGGTGGCGGGGCGGAGCCAGTGCCGCCTTCGTTCACAACCGTGTCGCTTGCAACTGGCCTTCGCGCCTTAGTGGCCGCAGTCTCTGCACGCTCTGCCTCGATGGCTTGGAGTTCTGCGTCCGTAGGCTGGCCTGTGGAGTAGTCAGACAGATCGTCCGCAAGTTCGGACGCAGCGACGTTGGGGTCAACCTTGCGCGCGGCTCGTTCTTCTGCCGACCATCCTGCTCGAACTGCCGCACGGCGAGAAGCCTCGTCGCCCTCGCCACTAGCCGCCTTACGCTGACGGCCGGGCATGCCTGCTGCGAGTTCGGTTTCGCTCACTTCGGCCAGATCGTCGCCGACTGTGGGTGCAGCGGTCGTTGGCGGTGCGGCCTTCTTCCCGCCACGCCGAGCACCCCGGCCTTGGATCGGGAGAGCATCCTCGTCGCCGAGTGCCCAAGTGGGCTGGAGGTCTTTAAGGCCACGGTCGACCTTGGTGTCTGGCGTGAGAGGATCGCTGACGCGACGCAGGCTGGGGTTGACCTCTGGCTTCTTTTGATCGAAAGCGCGAACAGGCCCAACGTCCGCACCGCTACCCCAGTCCTTGAAGTCTCGGGTCGTAGCCTCACGCTCGCGAATGACGTCTGCGATGGCGTCGTAGCCCGGGTCGCCCTTTGCGAGCGTGCCAGCATCGTAGTCGGCGATCAGTTGATCAACTGACTTGCCACCAACCGTGCCACGGTACTCCTTCTGCGGAGCGCGAGTGACGTCTTTCGGCTCACTGAGAACGATGCCGTCGTCCTTGCCCGGCGCACCAGCCTTCGGGAGGTCGGGGTAGGCGTCTGGCTTGAATGGCCGAGCGCGTGCATTGCCCCGGAGGAACGTCCGCGTGTCACTCGGGGCAGCAACGAAGCCCTCTTCAGCCTCACTCCACCGAGTCTCGGAGCCGGGGCGCGCAGGCGGCCTGCTGCCAAGCCCGGGGCGGGCGGCAGAGTCTGCAATGGCGGCGGCGTCGCGGGCCTGCACAGACGCAGGAAGGTTGGTCGGCATCGGGCGGCCAGCGTCAGCCATGAGAGCGGCTGCGTATCCGTGAATGGAGTCGCTGTCCATGACGGCGGAGACGCGCTCGCCCGGCACGGCAGACTTCATCGCCGACTCGGCGGTGCGGTAGGCGAGCGAGTAGGCGAATCGGCCGTCCTTGTCTGCCTTGATGGAGTCGATGACCCGCTTGTACTCGTCGATGCCGAACTCTTTGATGACGCTGTTGCGCACCTGATCGATTCGCGCAGTTGCGGGCTGGGTTGGTCGGCCCTCCATGCGCGTGATGTTGGCCTTTGCAACCTCGGACGCCTCGATCTCGTCGCGGTCGAGCCGGGCACCTACCTCGGGCTGAACCGGATCAACACCAGATGCACCGATGGCGGCGGCCTTGCGAGCATCTGCGTCAGTCAGGTCATCCTTCGGCCCGGCATTGCGGTACTTCGTCTTGCCAACGAAGTTCTCGAACAACTTCGGGTCGTTGCTCATCAAGTGGCGGATGCCGGTGTTGTCGAGTTCGTCGCCCTTCTTGACGGGCACCTGCTTCGTGACGGTCTTCTTGCCTTCCTTCACGTTGATCGTGTAGGTGAAGTCGTACGGGGCGGAGTACTTACTATTGCGCAGTTGGCCGACGATGTCGGTGACCATCTTGTTGAGGTACGGCGAGGCAGATGTGCCGCCGACGCTCGTGACTGCGCGCTGGTTTCGCGACCGCCGCTCCATCGAACCCGGCGTGATAGTGCTGCCGTCGGGCATGCGCACCGGGATTTGCTGGCGAGTGGACTTCTTGCCGCTGTTCGGATCGATCTCCGGCTCACGGTCAACCACCTCGCGCTTGGTCTGCGGGGCCTCTGCGGCCCGCTGCGCCACCGGGAGCGGCTTGCTGCCGTCGCCGCCACCGGCAACGACTTCGCTGCCAGCGGGCTCGCTGCGGCTGCGCCATGCAGTGGCTCCGCGCTCAAGCACCGGGCCAATGTCCTCCGCCTCGGCCTCTTCCGTGCCGGGGTTGCGGCGGTCGCGTCGATTGGTGGACTCGCCAAGCGGAGTCTCGGCCCGGCGTCGCCCTGCCGTCACGCCCTCCAGAGAGGTGCGGGTGCGGCTGATGTCCTCGCGCTGCCCACTCTTCGCCTCGAACTCGGCCTTGTCTGCGAGAGCGCGCTTGGCTTCGTCCGGCCGGTCATAGAGGGAGTTGCCGCCGACCCGGTCGGGGCCTTCCTCGCGGGCAGGGGAGGGCAGGGCGTCACGCTTGGGGTCAAACCCCTTGGCCGCCTCGGGCGTCTCGACCTTGCCGAACACCATCTGCTCGTACTGGGCCTGCCACAGACGGTTCTGCTTTCCGAGCAACTCGGAGTTCTTCTGATGAACGCCCGGCTTGACAGTGTCTGACGTCAAGGAACGCTGACCGCGAGGGGTCAGCATGAACTCGCGCAGTTCTGGCGCGGTCATGTTTCCCGGTCTCACGACGCGGGTCTTCGGGGCAGGGGCCCGGCCAGCACCCTTGGCCGTCGCTGCTACGGCGTCAGGAAGTTTGGCTTCGAGGAACTGCGCGATCGTGCGGGCTGCGCCCTTGCTTCCACCGGCCATGCGTCAGCCCTTCTTCTTTTGGAACGGGAACGAGTTCTTCTTCTTCTTGAAGGGGAACTTCTTGTTCTTCTTCTTCGCGTCGTCGATAGGCGACTTGTCGTCGTCCTCTTTGTCCTCGTCGTCATCGATGGCGACCTTGCGCACCTCGACCGGAATGTCGTCGCTCTCGACCTTTGGGGCCTTGGAGTCGCCCTTGCCCTCGCTGTGCAGGTCGGCGAGGTCTTCCTGCTCTTTGTCAGCGTCGTCGTCCGACGCCTTCTTCTTCTCGTCGGACTTGTGGTTCTTGAGCAGGGCAGCCTTCAGCATTCGCTTGAGTGCGGTCGGCTTGATGTCGTCGATGTCGAAATCCACGGGGGAACTCCTTATCCAAGTAGTCGTCGAAGGGCGTCGAGGTATGCCTTCTGCTGCGCGGCGTTGACGGTGGCGGCGGCTTGTTGACCGGCGAACCCGCGCGACCAGTCGGCCTGTGACATGGCATGACGAACCATCGCCAACGCCTGCGCCTCACTCTCGCTGCCGTACTGGTAGGCGAGCCGAGACTTGGCGTTGTTCAACTGGTCTTGCGCGTCGATGCCAGCGGCGTCAGCGCGACCGGCCGAGAGTGCTTGCTGCTGGCCGACCTGCGCGAAGTAGTCAGTGCCCCGAGAAGAACTGACTCCGTTGCGAGCCATCTGCTTCTGGAAGACGCGAGGGTCGCCCATCATCTGAGCCTGACCCATGCGGTTGTTGATCGCGGACTGGGTAGAGGCGTCAGAGATGTAGTTGGGCTGCTGCCATGTGGACTGGCCCGAGTAGTTACCTGCCTGCGCGGGGGCGGCAGGAGCCGGGAACGGCATGGCCTTTGGCGCGCTCGGTGCGCTCGGTGCGTTGGGCCCAGTGCTGCCGGGTGCCAGAAGGATGGGCGAACCAGACCCAAGTGGTGCAGAGATCATCGCATGCCCCCTCGCAAGGCCGACCAAGGATTGAACGCGCTCTGCACGCCACCAGCGAAGCCGATGTTGTTGGCCGCGATCTGCGCCGCGAGGCCGACCTGACTGTTGGATCGCTCGGCGTAGTCGCCGTAAATCTTCGAGAGGTTTGTCGCGCCGGAGGTTGTCAACTCCGAACGCTTCGCCTGCTGCTCCATCTGGAGTTGCTGGTTCTGGGCGTCGATGCCGCGACCTATCTGCGAGGCGTCATTCCACGCCGCGCCGCGCGCGAGAGCGGAGACGTTCGGGTTCGGCTGGTTGCCAGTGCTGAGTAGCCCGGAGAGGACTCCCTGCCTTCCGATGCCGCCGCCGACGTTAACGCTGGAGCGGTAGTTCTGTGCTGCGGGCTGCGGCTGCGAGCCAGTGGAGGCGATACCGACGGGCGCAGAGGTGGCTGCGTTGCCGACTTTCCCGCGAGTGTTTCTGTCCTTCCAGTGAGTCCACCCATCCGGGGCGGCGTCGCCGTTTCGGAATACCGCCTGCTGTGGTGTCATGCCTGCCATCTGCTGTCTCCACCCGGTTTATGGGGCGGGGACGAGCGATCACGGCACGGCTTCAGGCCAACTTGCCGCCTGCCGGATAGCCAGCCGGATCAGCGTTTTCCCGGCCAACTCGACGTACGGCAGTTTCCGCTTGGTTGCCTCCTCGTTCAGCCAAGTGGAGATCAGTTCCACGTTGTCCCGGCACCACTGGAGGCCCTTCAAATCCATCTCTCGGGCTCTGGCGTTGCACTTACAGGTGGGGGACGAGGTGATCCCGATCCGCTTCAGCATTCCCTTCATCGCCGTCCCTGCGCCACGAGGAGGCGGAGGCTTGGGCGGGCCGTAGACTTCCGGCTTGGCAGCCTTCGCCGGGCGGGGCTTCGGGTAGGCCGGGTGCTTCTCGTCAATCGTCCACTCGTCCCCCCGCTTGGAGACGACGCAGGGCATGACGTCGGAGACTTTGTACCCGCGCTCGGCACAGCGGGCGAACAAGTGCTTCTTGTGACAGGTGATCATGGGAGGGGGTTCTCTTCTCGGCCACCAGCGCAACGAGGCTTGGCTCTCCGGGTATTTGCTTCCGGCACTGGAGGAACGGGTGCGGGGTAGGGGCCGCAAAACGCGCCAGCGGGGGTGGAGGAGCCGCTTGTGTCAAACACGGACAGTACGTTCGGGGCCGTCTCCCATGTCTTTGTGCGGCAGTTGTAAACGTAGGTGAGGTACTCGTACTTCGTGGAGGTACTGCACGCGGTGCAGCATACGTCACTCGCCTCGCAGTTTGCGGTAGCGACTACCTCCACGAGCCCGATGATGATCGCGTTCTTTTCGCGGAGTTCGTCGAACACTGAGCAATCCGCGCCGGGAAAGCAGTACGGCTGAAGGTCGTAGAAGTGAGACTCGGTTGTCGGGAAGTAGTTGGTCAGGAAACCGGATTCGGGGCTCGGCCCGCAGGTCACCATGTCGGCCTCTTCTACAGTCGCGGGCGGGGCGACGGGCGAGCAGTTACAGTCGCAGTCGATCACCGCGCCCGGCTCGTAGAAGGTTCCGCCCCACTCCTTGCATTTGTCCCGCGAGACGTACGAGAGCCCGTACTCGGTGCAGCATCCGCCGACAAAGTCGCCCCCGCATTGTTTGCCGCATGTCGGCTCGTCGTACGGGCCGTTGTCGTCGGGCTCGCACACGCCGTTCACGCAGGCGTACTTCTGCTTTGTGCAAGCCCCGTCGCAGTTCGGGTCGTCGTACCCGCCGTTGTCGTCGGGCACGCACTGGTCGTCAACGCAGGAGTACTTCTTGGGCTTGTTGCAGTTGCCGCCGCAGTCGTCTGTGTCGTACTCGCCGTCGGGGTCTTGGACGCAGGTCTTCGTGCCGTCCCCGTTGTCTTGGCAGGTGTACGCCTCCTTGCAATCTTCGGGGGCACCATCGAGGCAGGCGTCTTCGCTGTCGTACGGGCCAGAGTCGCCCGACGCGCACGCATCAGGGGCGGTGCAGTACCAGTACACCTTCGCGCACGCCGCCTCCTTGCACGCCACATCGTCGTCGTACGGCCCGCCCTTCTCCTCCGTGCCAGCAGGGCAGTTGCCCTTGTAGCAGTTGCGTTCGCCGTTGCTGTCCTCGCAGCAGTAGTACTTCTCGCACTCGGGCTCGCAATCGTAGAGCGTGTCGTATGGCCCGCTGACCGCGTTCTCGCCGTAGTACTCGCACTCATCATCGCGGCATGTCTTGTTGCCGTCGCTGTCTTCGCAGCAGTAGTACTTGACGCCGCATTCGGACGAGCACTCGCGCGGCGTGGAGTACGGCCCGCCGTCCTCTGTCTGGTCGGGAGGGCACCCGTACTTGTAGCAGTCCTTGACGCCAGCATCGTCCTTGCAGCAGAAGTACACCGGGTCAGGCGGGCACTCGCCGTCGCAGTCGGGAGTGTCGTACTGATTGACGATCACCGACGGGTCGATGGCGTCACTGAACGCCACGCACTCATAGCCGTCTACCGGGTACGGAGTCTTCTGGGCACAGACGTAGTAGACGGGGCACTTGTCGTTGCATTCAGTTTCGTCTGTGTACACGCCAACCGTCGTGGTGCCTGAAGGGCATTCGTCCGGGTGGCACGACCGAGTGCCGGTCGAGTCTTGGCAGCAGTAGTAGAGAGGCTTGCAGTTCGCATCGCATTCGTCGAAGTCAACGTACGGCCCGCCGACCTCGCTCATGCCTATCGGGCAGCCGCCAAGATGACACTCCTTCGGCCCGCCCGGAGACTGGCAGCAGTAGTACTGCGAGTCTTTGCAGTTGTCCTTGCAAACCTGCAAGTCGGTGTACGGCCCGGCCGGGTCTTCGGTGCAGTCGTAGGTGTCGGTGTTGCATTTGTAATGCGTCACCTTGCACTTGTCTTCACACTCCTCTGGCGTGTCGTAAACACCGTAAGAGTTGAATCCGAAGTACTCGCACTCCTGCGTGTAGCAGGCCCGGTCGTCTGGCGAGGGGCCGCAGCAGTAGTGCTTCTCTGGCTGGCAATATGCTTGGCACTCGATGAGTTCGGCGTACGGGCCAGATACTTCAGGGAAGCAGGTGTACGAGTCGGTGTTGCAGGCGTATTGCTGGCACGCCTCTTCGCACTCGGTCTGTGAGGCGTATGTCCCGGCCGGGTCTTCGGTACAGGTGTGGGTGGAGGTGTCGCACTTCCACTTCTTGCAGCACAGGCACGAGGCGATGAACCCGGCAGCCCGGCGCAGCAGCCCACTGGCGTTGCGTGCAAGGGGCATGGCTACACCGTGCAGTCGGTTACGGGGATGTCAATCGGCCCGGCAGATTCTGCGGGCGAGCCAAGCACATAGCGGCTCTCCCGCTTGAAGGTGAGCGCGCCGCTGCTGTCTATGACGTCGTAGACGTACTCCATCTGCTCAAGCGGAATCGAATCATCGACCTCTGCGTCTGCGCCGAATCCGAATATCGTGCGCTTGCGAAGCGCAAGCCGCTCTCCCTCGATAGATATGCCGGTGATGACCTCGATGGTTTCGCCCTTCGGCTTGATGGTGAACTCAAGACCGTTCCGATCCACCCCAAAGACCTTCTCGTTGCTGCTCTTGACGTTGAGCCTGCGGCCTCGAAGGGTATTGCTCTCGAACGTGGCAACCTCGCCGTTGCCCCCGCTGCCGTTGAGCGAGACTCGCGGGCCATCGACTCGAATGAACGGGCCAGCCGAAATGGAAAAGGAGTTGCGGTAGACGTTGGTGTTCGTCGGCTGGAAGGGCTCGCGGAGGGGGCGATCCTCTGTCTCTGGCGCGGGAGGTCGGCGGTCGTCCTCTGCACGCTTCTCCTCCTGTGGCGGCCGGATGCGTGGCATCTCGCCGCTGATCTGCTCTAGGTTGGGGAAGCGGTACTTGCGGAGTTCCGGCGTGACGAACTTGAAGTCGGGAGGAGTCGCGTCAACAGACACGGGGCCGCGATGGATAAGGGCTTGCGAGCAGTTACCAATCGCTGACATGGCACTGTTGGCCGCCAGCGGATTGATCCCGCCGTCGATAAGTGCCTGCTCTAGGCGAACCGCCTGCTTGGTAAGCATGTCAGGCTCCCGGCGTTCCGAAGACGTCTACCGAGTGAATCTCGATGGGCCCGGTCGTAGAACGCTCTGCCGACAGTTCGATGGCTACATGGCGGTCGTTGCCCTGTATGTCATCGACGGTGTGCGAAGAGAACAGAGCACGACACACGCCGGTAGAGATGCGGTCGGGCAGCAGGCCAGCGTCCATGTCGAGCGTGACGCACGGCTCTTGCGTCTGGTACACGACGCCCGTCCCGCGATCTCTCGCCGCTACATTGACTCGCGGGTGAGGCGAGTTGTTGTAGTACATGCGGAGTTTCATCAGGCTCGGGCCAGCGGTGGGGGTGAACAGCAGGCCGACGTTGCGGTTCTTGTCTGCCATCTCCACAGGCAAGGAGTCGTGCGGGTACTCCATGTTCCCTGACTTGAACCAGCACGGGATCGGGGCGGAGTTATTGTCCCCAACCGTGCAGGTGGCCGTTGCCCGTACGCCACCAGCGGGCGGAGGGTCAATGCTTACGCTTGCCGTCGTATAGCCGTAGCCGCCGTACCGCAGGTACACGCCAAGCAGCGTGCCGTCGCCAGAGATGGCGGCTTCGGCCACAGCCCCATCGCCGTTGCCAGAGATAGTCACCTGTGGCGTCTTGGTGTAGCCCTTGCCGGGATTCGTGAGGGTGATGGTTTGGATCGAGTCGCACTCGACGTCTTTGTCGCCAGAGTTGACCTCGTACAACTTCCCTTCCGGCCCGCCGTAGATGCAGCGGCTCACGCCAGCCGCGTCCCGAACTGTGGCGGAGCCCACGAGAGCGGCTGGGTACCGCTCCTCCCACCACCCCTGCGCGTCGAACGAGAAGCAGAGCATCCGGGTGGGGTACTTGCCGGGCCCATCCCCCTTGAACCGCACAGCCACGCGGAGGCAACGTGTCTTGCGGTCGGCCGTCACGGAGAACCAATCGTCCTGTGCGAAGTCGATCTTGTCGTCGAACAGGCTGCGGATACCGAGCGAGAGCGGCTGTACTTGCCCGCTTGCGTCCATCGCGTACACCCCTTGCGTGTCCATGCAGTAGACGAGACCCTCGAACTCATCCCAGCACCGCTGATTCAAGCACCCGCGATACGCTGCGATCTGGACGTTGGCGTCGATGATGGGCTGCGAGACGTAGGACAGGCGGTAAGAATGCCGCGTCTGCATCACCCCCAGTGAGGAGCCGTACGGAATCAGTGCCGTGATGTGGTCGTGACCCTTGACGTTCGTCTGGATGTTGATCTGGTTGATGTCAGGGCAGGACTCGGGCTCGTTGTACTCTGAGAACTTGAGCCGGTTCGGACTGTTGCCGCCCGTGTCTACAGCCATCCACAGGCGGTCTTGAAACATCACCGCCACCGTCTTGTTCTTCGGCGGCACGCCAAAGCGATTCGCGTTGAGTTCGCCGTTCGGCAGCAGCACCGGCATGGCGGCGTAACCGGCGCGGTCGTAGTCAGTGAGTTGCTGGTCGGAGAGTTTGTCGGTGAATGAGGTTACGCCGCTGGCTACGCGATAGACCGTGTACGCCTGATCGCTCGTTGTGCGCCAGAGTTCGACCCTGAGTGGTCGTTGCGTGGCACTCGCTGGTGGCGGTGCCGCCACGACCCATGTCAACTGCTCGGCCCCCTCTCCAGTGTCGATGGTCGTTACGGGGGAGAGGCTGGAGCAGATAGGCCCGCCGCGATCTTCTGGGGTGTCGTCAACGTAGCGGTAGTAGCAGTCGTACTTACCTCGAATGTGAGGTCGGATAATGGCGACCGCTTTCGCGCCGCCGACGGGCACGCTGAGTTTCGGGGGGGAAGTGTACGAGCCACCCTTGAGGACGTTGACGGCCGTGATCTTGCCGTCCTTTACTGTGGTTTCGAGCACCGCTCCGTAGCCGTCGGAGTCGTCTACCTGAATGAAGGGCGGAACAGTGAACCCAGTGCCACCATCGTCTACCTTGACGCTCTTGATCGCGTAGGTTGAAGCAGCAGTGTCATCCCCCGCTCCGATAGTTGACTCGTGGGAGTAGAAGGCGATCCGCAGCGCAGAGGAGCCGCCACACTCGCCGGGCTTGTCGCCCACACCCAGCCTGCCCGAAGCGTGTATCTCGTACGCGACGTCCTTGTCGTACGGGCCGCCGCCGTTGGTGCCCTGTATGCCGCCGTTGCCGGGAGCGTAGCCCGGAATGTATATGGTGCGGCCGCTAGTAAGAATCTCGACGCTGATCGGCGATCCTGCGGGGTAAAGCGCCGTGACGCTGGGCGGGAAACCCTCTGGGCCCGTTATGAGTCGCGTGCCGAAGGTGAGCAGCACCACCGCAGCGGTAGTGCTACCTGCAACCTTTACGACAAACTGGATTTCAGCCCCCCGATACCCAGCGTAGTACCAGACACTCCCGTTCATGTCGGCGTAGTCCACCCAACTGCTTTGGATGATGTTCCCCATGCCGGGAACGAGCAGTTGCGGTGCGCCACCGCCCCCGCTAGTGATCACCGCAGGCAGGCAGATGTACGGGGATGGCCTCGACACGACGCGGTACTTGCCGATGGCCTTCGGGTTGGAGACTGGGGTGGTCGGGCCGGTCGGGTCAGGCGTGTCGCCGTCCAGTGTGGCCGTGAGGGCCCCGAACTTGGAGTGCTGGTCTCCCAGTATCACGGTCGGCGTGGACTCATAGCCCTCGCCGTACTCCAGCATGGAGAAGTCGCCCACCGCGTTGCCGGTGAGGAAGGCGCGGGCCTTCGCAACCTTGTCGGGACTGCCGCCGTCTATCGTCACCTTCGGGGCAGAGGTGTAGTAGTTGCCGCCCTCGATAACGTCGATGCGGGCGACGTAACTTTTCGGCGTTCCAGACGGCGTGACCGACGGCTTCGAGTTTGGGGCGTCGATGCCCATGTCAACCGCCTCCGCATTCGTCAGATCAATGCGTGACGGGCGGATGCCGTTGCCCTGAAACAGGTAGCCGTATTTGTTCGGGCCTACCGCCAGCGTGGCCGGAGTGCTCTTTGCGATGGTACGGAGAAGCATCGCATCCTCGCTACGCTACGGCCGGAATGAGGTACAGATTGCCTCTGACGTCCAGCGTCAGGACGGTGTCGGGCTTCCCGACGCCGCCAGAGATCACCCACATCTGCTCGACCAAGTCGCTGCCGCCAGCGTTGTTGGGATCGCCCATCAGCCGCATGCCGCCGCGACTGGTGAGTTGGCCGGGCTTCGACAACATGAAGTTGCACTGCTGCGTGGCCCCGCCCGGAGGCACGGCATAGGGCGAGGCTTGGGTTACAAGCCCTCCCCACTTCTGAATCCGCTGCATGGCTTACGCCCCCTGATCGGGGCCGAGCGGTGCGTAGGTTCCGGCGTACTGCGTGGTCACAGCGTCGGGCGTCCGGTCGTACGGGGCTCGGCGACCCGAGATCGGAGCGATCACATCACCTTCCATCGCGAGTTTCAGATCGCGCTGGTACAGGCCAACGGCGGCGTTGATGTCCTTGCCCATCATGCGGGCCATCCAGAGTTCGGAGCCCGTGAGGATGGCGGAGAACATGCCCGGCGACACATCGAGGTAGTCGCTGATGACGTACCGGCACTGTTCGGTGAACGCGCCAATGTTGGAGTCCAACAGCAGCGAAGTAGAGGAGGCGCGCGTCGTGATGCGGGCCTGTGCCTGATACGGGTAGAACCCGGAGAGCGGCTCCGGGTAGTTGCCCGGCGTGCCGATACGGAAGATCGAGCCTACGCAGCGGGCCGGGAAGTTCGTGCTGATGCCCGTGACGGTCGTGCCGTTGGAAGTGACAAACCCCGTCCGCACCTGCGTCTCGTACCCCATCAGCGTCAGCGGCTTCGGGGCGCGGCGGTAGGTGTACTGGATGGCTGTGTTCGTGGCGAACTTGCCGCCGATGCACAGTTCCCATCGGTCGAAGAAGGCGGGGTCAGTGCTCTTGCGCACCGTCCAGTAAACGGCCTCGCCCAACGTGAGTTGGCTCTGTTCAAGCCGTAGCCACTCGGCCGGGCTGATGTACGAGGTCACCGTCGTGCGGTCGGGGAGCACGATGGCATCGACGTTCTTGCAGTCCTCCGGCAGCGGGTAGGTGTTGTCGGTCGGGGTTACGTTGATCGTGCCCGTCGTGACATGCCACAGCCAGTCTTTGGCGTTGCACACATCCCGGTAGGAGTGATGAACAGAGGCGCGGATGACGCGGTGCTCCTGATCCTGCGATCCGCCACCAGCGGACTGCATGAGGTATTCGATTGCGTCGTGGGCACAGTAGTGCATGGTCGTCTCCTAGAGTCTGGTCTGTGTGTTACTTGTGCTTTACGCCAGCGATCTTGTCCTTCGCAAACTGGATCACCTCTGGCGTCCAGTGCTGGGCAGCCATGTCCTTGACCGCTTGCGGGGCGTTATCGGGCAGCGGGCGAGCAGGCGAGTAGGTGCAGGCCCACAGGGTTCCGTTGCGGTTCTCGATGTAACTGATGACGCCGTGCTTTCCGATAGTCGTTCGCATCAGAGGCTCCCCCGCAGCGGCGGATCGTCGGTCAAGTATGTGAAAGAGACAGAGAAGCCGCTCCCGGCGTCTTCACCGTCCTCAATCACCATCACGGGGGCTTCTGCGTCAGCGTATGCGAGACTCCCGATGATCTTGCCTGCGGACGAGATCACCACTCCGGCGTAAGGATTCCGCGAGGTTTGCCCACTGGTCATGGTTTCCTTTATTGAAAACGGAAGCCCAAGCAGGGTGCTGTCGGGTCGCACGTCTGCGGCTTCAGCACTTGAAACGCCGATGAACAGGGTGACGAGTTGACCACTGCGAACCCAGTATCCTGCGCACGACGTGTCGATGGTCGCGTCATTACCGGGCGCAAGAAACTGCGGCTGCCACTCGCCGCTGAACTGCGTTTCGCCCTCCACGAGCAAGAAGCCATCGCTGCCCAGTGTGAGAGCGTTCCCAGCGTCAGCACTGACCGTAGACGGGCCGGGAGGCCCCTTGAGGGACTGCCACCCGGCACCGTCGTATACCTTGACGTCCTTCAATGGACTACTCCTCGATCCAGAAGTCGCCGATGGCTGCGGTGGCGGGCTGCGTCGGGCTCTTGGTCACAGCGACCGAGCGGCCATCAGCACCGTCTGCGCCCGGAGCACCATCGGCACCGGCGTCGCCCTTGTCGCCCTTTTCGCCAGCCGCAGCGGCGGCACCGTCAGCACCCTTTGAGGCGATGAGTTGCCACGATGCGGGCTCGGCGTCGGGCGTGACGCCCGTGCTACTCGGGTTGGCGATCTGGACGTAGGACGATCCGAGATACGTCACGACGTCGTAGTTGTCGTAGTCGGGGCCAGCGACGAACTCGCCCTTGTAGGTGAACCCTTGACCGTCGGCACCGGGAGCCCCGTCAGCACCCGCCGCACCGTCAGCACCCTTCGTGGCGAGGGGAGCCCACGCAGTCGTGTCGGTGATGTCCTCGTCGCCGAACCCAGCGATCATGATGTAGGTGGTGCCTTGATAGGTCACCACATCGTTGACGGCATATGCACTGCCGTCCCACTCACCCCGAAAGGTGAAGCCAACGCCATCGGCACCCGGAGCCCCGTCAGCACCAGCCTGACCGTCTTGGCCCGGAGCACCATCGGCACCGTCCGCACCGTCCTTGCCCGCCGGGCCGCGAATGCTGCCGACGTTCACCCACGAGGTGCCGTCCCACACGAGGCCCTCGCCGGGATTCGTGCCAGCAGGGAAGCCAGCCGGAACCGGATCGGCAACGATCCACATGTCGCCAACGTCAGGGGTAGCGGACGGTGGGTAGACAGAGGCAGTGCCCTTGATGTCTACGCCGGAGCCGTCCTTGCCGTCCTTGCCGTCCGCGCCCGGAGGCCCGACGATGGAGACCCACGCTGTGCCGTCAAAGATGCTGACGTTCTTTGCCATTGCTATCTGCCTCTAGGTGTTACTGATCCACACGGTTCCCGGCTTCGCACTTGCGGGCTGGGTGTTCTGCACTAGGACTTCCACTGACTCGCCAGCGTCGCCCTTATCGCCTTTGTCGCCCTTGTCGCCTTTGGGGCCGGGCGTGCCTCCACCGCTCCCAGTGGTTATGGGCTTCCACGAGTCGGTATCGACGTCGAAGTAGTAAATGACTGCCATGTCAGTACGCCGCCTTCCAGCGGATGCCCGAGAATGTCGCCTCGCTTGATCGTGCGCCGGGACTAACTTTGATGTCACGATTGTTCTGATGAATCGTGCAGAACCCGTAGGTGACAGCAGTGCCAACAAGCCGCATGGCGAGGGGGAACTTCGATTCAAGTTCTGCAAGCGGGAACTGTGGCGGCAGTCGCAGCGGCACCCACTCGCCGATGCCCGCACCAAACGACAGAGTCCCCTTGAGTTCGATGAAGCCCCCAATCATCCTCGCCTGAATCTCGGTAGAAACAGACTCCTTCGCCCCATCCATGCGCACCATCCATGTCCAATCAATGTCGGGCGGAGGAGGCTTCGTGCCACCGACGAGCATTAACTTCACCGCGTCAAGGACGGACTTCTTGAAGTCGGCCAACGCTGGATCGTTGATCGTCGGCGAGCCAAGCGGACTGATCGCGGTCAGTTTGTCATCGACCTGCTTGCGCGAGTACAGCATCAACGCCATCTGGTTGTCGAAGTCGGCCTTGCTGAACGCTTGGTCGATCCGCATGAAGCGGTCGTCGGTCTGCTTCTGCGTGTATACGTCGGTCTTGAGGGGGTAGCGGAAGTCCGCTTCAGCCCGCGTGTAGATCGAATCAAAGATTGTCTGTACTTGGTTACGGAGAAGGTCGAGGGCTTCGAGCCTGCCGTACCGGGTGTCGGCGGTTGCGAGCGTGACGTACGGGGCGAGGTCAATGACCGGAGCGGCCTTGCTCTCCAGCGTCTCGATGCGTGGCAGGAGGGCGTTTAGCGGTTCGAGGTCGGACTTGTAGACGAGGAACTCGTTGTTGAGTCCGACGTTCAGAACGAGCCGGGCTCCGTAGCCCTCGCCCGTGTCCGTGTACCCGAGAGCGACAGGTGGCAGCAACGTGTCGCCAAACCCGTAAGCCTGCGACACGACGGTCTTAGCGAGGAACGGCTGCTGATTGTCCTGCTTGGCGGCGTATCGGTCATCTGACTCGACCCGCGTGTAGATCGAGTCGAACACCGCCTGCAACTGCGTCGTGATCAGCGTCGTGGTCGAGAGCGGGGCGAACTTCCCGTCTACTTCCACCTTCGTGTAGGTGACGGCTTGGTCGGCCTTGAGGTCGATCTTCACCTGCAACTGCCGTGCGGTCTCGGTGACGGCGAACAGGACTTGGTTCTGCACGGCATCGAGGTCGAGGGCACCCTCATCACGGCACACCTTGATCGCGGCGTCAGTCTCTGGCTTGGTGTAGTACACCGACAGGTCTGTGGCCGGGATGGCCGCAATGGCGGCATCGACGTACTCGGTCTTGGCGTAGTCCTCAAGACCAGCCGGTGACGCGACTATCTCTTCCCACTTCCCGTTGTTGTAGACGTTGAGAGTTTTCATGCTAATAGGCGTAGGCTTGAGCCCCCGTCAGTTCGGTACCGGTGATCTTGCCGTCCCCGACCACGCCGACGCCGCCGTCCGCGTAGAACCGAACGAACACGCGGCGGTAAGACACGCCAGTGTCGTAGCCGAATGCCACGACGGTTTGGTCGCGGGGTGGCTTCGGGAAGTTCGCGGGCAGTCGCTGCGCTACCGTGAACGTGCCTGTGGCGGTGACGGTGAGGGTCAGTTCTCCACGCAGTTGGATCATTCCGTTCAGGACACGGGCCTCGATCAGGCCAGAGCCCGCGACCTTCACGCATGGAGTCCAGTCGATGTCGGCCGGTACGGTCTTGCCGCCAGCCATCACATTGCGAACCTCGTCAATGACGCTCTTCCGCATCGCGGCGAGGGAGTCGTCGGAAAGGCGGAGCGTGGAGAGTTGGCGGGTCGTGAGGTTGACTGTTGCAGGTGACAACCACAGGTCGCCGTCCTTGAGGTCGCCAGCCGGAGCGGTGGGGCTCTCGTATACGGCAGGTCGCTCGCCGCCTGCACCAGTGGGAATGTTGAACAGGTCAACCATTCCGACAGGGGCGAAGGGCTTGTCGAGTTCATCGGATGCAAGCCGCATCAGCCGACCGCCGTCGTCCTGCGTCAGCGTCGATGGGTTCTGTGGCGTCGGCAGGCCAGCCTCTGACTTGACGATCTTCGTGACCGAGCGGACTGGGCCGTTCATCACGATGGTGGTCTGGTACTCCTGTCGCTTGATGGCGACGAGGGCACCGGAAGCGTCGAAGTAGTGCAGGCCGTCGGCGTAGTCCTTGAAGGCGTCTTCGAGGGCGGAGGGCGTTGCGGCAGTCGGCTGTGGCGTCGCGCCCGCATGGCCGGTGATCGGCTGTGTCGGGAACAGGTCGGTCACATCGGCAAGGGCCGTATCGACGTACTCGGTCGTGGCGTACGCCGACAGGTCAACGTCACCTGTTGCAGCGTTTGCAACAAGTGCATCGACCTCCAAGTCGGTGTAGTACCCGACCAGCCCCTTCGTGTAGGCCCACGAGGAGGTGGAGTCAGTCCGCGTCGGTAGTGCGCGATCAGGTGCTGGCATCAGACGTCACAGATGGGAATGAGGTACTTCTTGCCACCAATCACAACCGGGATGGCCCCAGTGATGAGAGGCTGATGGAAGGTCTGGCCGTCAGCAGACAGGCCAATGGGAGTGCCGTCGGCTTGCTCAATGATCGGGTCTTCCACGACGGTGATCGGGCTGGAAGCGGTGAACTCGCTGGTGCCAGTTCCAGTCCCGGTGGAGTCCCCAGTGGGGTCAATCCAGATGGCATCCACGCCGGGAGGGGCGGGCGCAACATCCGACACGAAGACCTGCGGCTCCGACGAACCGCCGACGCCCGCAAGGGGAGCCCATGCGGTGCCGTTCCAAACGCGGAGTTCAACTGCGTCAGCCATCAGGTAATCCTCACTGACGCACCGTCGAAGTACACCGTGTCGCAGCCGCCGCACGCGACACTGAGCCAGCCGTTCGTCCGCACGTTCACCGTGCCGAGTACTGGGACTGTCGCGGTCGGGGAAGTGCGGCCAGTGATGAACGCCCGAGTGCCCACGCTCGGACGAGCGAAGGCGGGGGGGAGTTGGAGGTAGGCAAGTCCACCCTGCGAAGCCTGCGTGGTCTGGCCCGCCGCCATCTCGAAGGAGCCCCTGAGGTAGAGGACGCCATTCAACTGAATGGCCTCGACTGTCGAGGTCTGGGGGCCGGGCTGGATGGCGGCAATGATCGGACAGGGCGTCCAAGTCGTGATGTCCGGTGGCGGAACCACCCCACCGTTCAGCGTCTTGCGAATGTCGGGGAGAATGGCCGCTGCAATGGCCGCAGTGTCAACGGCCTCGCCAGCGGGGAGTGCTGCGAGTTTGGCGTCGATCTCTGACTGCACTTGAGCGAGCGTGATCCCCTTGCTGGCCGGAGCACTGGCCGCATCAACAGGCTTGGCCCAGATGGTCGGCAGGGCGGGGTCGCCCGGAGGGGAGGGCGGCTGCGTGTCGGATACCACTACGGGCTCGGCGAAGTACCAGCCACTCGCAGGGTCTAGGTCTGCCCGAAGGTAGCCCTGCTGAGTCGGCGTCGGAAGTTCGTAGCCGGGAGCACCGCCAGCACGAATCGGGCCACCGGAGCCGTAGAGCAGCGTCCCGAAGACGGCGGAGGTCGAACTCAACCAACCCGCACCGCCGCCGAAGTCGCCAAGATCGCCGGGCCCCGTAATGTCCACGCGAGTGAACAGAACCGGCTGGGACTGGAACGCAGCCTTGAGAGCCATCTCCTCCGACCACTGCTGGATCGGAAGGTTGGGCGAGGCAGTGAGGCCGGTGATCGGGCCAGTGGCAGTCGTGTCAACCGTGCCGCTTGGCATCGAGGCAGTGGCGAGATCGACAATGCTCTTGACGGTGACGCGCTGCGTGGTGGTGCCGTTCACGACCGGCACGATGCTGGTCGCTGTGGCTACCCCGGTCGGCAGTGCTGTGATCTTGACGTCGGCCATTACTGCTGCTGTTCAGTTCGGAGTTTGTCGCCCCGCTCGGTGTTCAGTACTTCGCCGGTCTCGGCGAGGATTCGATAGGTGACGATGTCCGGGGGTGGAGGCGGGACGTACCCACCCTTGGTTCGGTCTTGGCATGGGGCAAGGAAGCGATCCACGGCTCACCCCTTGACCATCAGAGTTCCCTTGACGTCGGCACCCCGGACTACGATGTACGTTGCGGCGTAGATGGCGTGGGGCAACTCGTAAGCCTTACCGTCAGCCACCGCGAGAGTTGCGGGCTGGGCCTCCTGATTGAGCAGGGGGGCGGGCTCGTCGCCGGGCTTGGCGACACAGCACAGTTCGAGCGTGCCAGCACCTTCCTCGACGAGCAGGATGGCACCAGAGCAGGCGGAGAACTGCACGAGCGTGCCGGAGCCGTCGGCCTTGAAGTCGACGGGGTACGATCCGCCTCCGCGCTCAACCTTACCGGGCATGGGACTTCTCCTGCTTGTGTGCAGGTGTTATGGCCCCGGCTGCGGCGGTCGCGTCAGGACTTCTTATTCCAGTGCGGGGTGTGGGTTTCCCTGATCCGACGCTCTGCCGCCCGTAGGGTGGTGCCCGGATTTTCACGCACCTCCTTCTTGGCAAGTTCCCTGACCAGCCGTGGGTTCAGCCCGTTTGCCCGCTTGGGCGGCGCGACGCCCTCGGGAGGCTCGTAGTTCACTTGCCCGCGAAGTTCGAGTTTCCGCTCCTTGGCGACGCGGAGCACGTCTTCCCTGTCGGAGACCCACGCCTTCGGGTCGAGGTGGCACTTCTTGTTCGCCAGCCCCGACATGTAGTACTTGCCCTCGGTGCTGATCCCGGCGGCCTTAGCCTCCTTGAGCATCCACTTGGCCTGCTTGGTCGGCAGCCCATCGAGCCACTCGCCGTTCTTCCGGCCCTTCATCCACGAGTCGTTCGTGCCGTGGACTGCCGGTGCGGCTTGGAGCGCGCACATCTCCGCCCAGCGGGGCGTCTGGCCGTCAGAGATCATCTTCCGGTAGTGCCGCTGCACTTCCGCACTAGCGTTCGAGATGTCGGGCGGAAGATCGATGTCAACCATTCGGGACTCCTTCAGGCGAGGCCACCCCCGCGCCGCTGCCTTCTTCTTGAGAAGCGTTACCCCCGGCGGGGGGAGGGAGACCCGGTTCTCCGGGGGGAGGCATTGGCGGCGGCGGGGGTGGCGGTGGAAGTAGGAACGGAGTGGGATCGAGGTCGTTTGCCTTCGCCCATTCGGTGAGCAAGGCGTTCATGGGGCCGACTACGCCAGCAGCGACAAGGGGCTGGAGCAGCGGGGCGAGCGTCTGGAACGCCATGCCCATGCGGTCTTGCGAAGCCTGCTTGTCTAGCCGCCGAGCCGAGCCGCTCTCGATGGAGTACTCGAACTCGCGCGTGATGGCGGAGAAGTCCATGCCGTCCTTGGGGGACATGTGCATGGCCCACGCCTCTGCCCCAAGCGGGCCGAGCACCGGGGCGACGTCCTTGGGTTGCAGGAGCCACCGGGAGGCCATCGCCTCCTTGCGCGCAACGAGCGACATGAAGTGCTCGAAGTTCGAGGCCATGTCGTCTGGCCGAATAGAGAGGTTCGACTGCTTGATCGACGCCTCGCTGGCCGATCGCATTTGATTCCGCGAGGAGCCGTACACGAGTTCCGTGAGGCCGACGCGCTTGTCGAACTGCTCCCCGACGGCAGCCAAAATTTCCCACATGTCCCGAGTCACGCCCGGCGTCTGGAACACGGAGATGATGTCGTTCACTGATCGGCCAAGCGACTCGCTGACCTCGATCAGTTTGAAGCCGTTCTCGGATGGGGCGAGTATCTGATCCTTGAGGTCTGTATCCGCCGCCTTCGAGACGCCGATCATCGTCTCGCACGAGACGGCAATGCGGGTCATCAGGAAACTCATTCCCCAATTCAGGAAGCGAAGTTCTCCGATGCCCGGCCGGATGTGAGACACGGGCCAGAGCGAGTTTGGCTTGCGGTGAGGAGCCCACATCGTGAACGGCCACCCGCCATTGTCGGCCCACAGCGGGATGGGCCATGACGCCCGGACTCGCAGCGACTGCGGCAGGCCGTCCTGATCCAGTTCCTCGTCCATCACGGACGGCGGTACGTTGAGCGGGAAGTCCACGCCCTCTGCCACAACGATGTATGCGTTGTCGCCGAGCGGGTCGAACGTGCCACGGTCTTCCTTCTTGGCGTCCTTCAGCCGGTCGCCGAACCCGCACTTGCTCCAAATCTTCCAGAACTGCACGAGGTCGTTGGTCTTGCCGGTTCGCTTCTTGCCCGGCCGCCCGTCACCGTAGCGATCGTCGGTGTGCTTGGAGGTGGACTCGTACGATTCGAGGTTCGGCTTGAGGTCGGCGCGCGAGAGGGCAAACATGCGGCAGACCTGATCAATCGGGAGCGTGCATCGCTTGGCGCACCAGTTGATCTCCTCGATGACCTGCGCATCCGGATCGAGCAGGAGGTTGTCGATCGAGTCGAAGAATGAGCCGATGACGAGCGTGGGCTCTGCGGGCGGCACGTTGGGCTGCTCGACCGCCTCTGTCCACAGGACGCCGCCGCCCTTGATGATCCCCTCGTCGACAACCTGCCTGCCATGCGAGATGAGGTTGTTCTCGACGGGCGTCCAGTTGAGGTAGGTCTCAAGGAGTTCGGCCTGCATCTCCTTGGCTTGGTCAGCCATGCCGATGGCCTGCGACGCCTGCATGAAACGCATCACGCCTTCGTCGGGCATCGGCTGCCCGGTCATTGGGTCAACCTGATAGGCGTTCGGATCGACTCCCACCATCTCTGGCGGGATCACCGGGAACTTCCGGGGCGTGACCGTGCGCACTGGGTTGCGGTTGTAGATCACCGCGCCAATGAGTTTCACGGCCTCCCACACCCGGTTCACCGTGAGGCGAAACGCGGGCGCGGGAGTTGGCCGTGACATGAGGTTCTGACCCTTGACGCTGTTCTCGAAGAACCAGCGGGGCCCGCCGTCGAAGAAGTGCATGGCCTCGCGGGCGTCCGAGTCGAACGCGGACTTGGCCCGCTTGGCCGCACTGATCTTCTTCAGCCACGCCTGCGCGATGGGCCGGAGTGGGGAGTTGGGGTTGAGCGAGGTCTGCTTCATGTCCTCGCCGTCGCCCTTGTCCTCCATTAAGTCTTCCGCCATCGCGAGCCTCCTGTACGCCTGTTATGGCGTCAGTCCCCCTTCTTGCTGCTTCGGGCCAGAACCTGAACAACCTGCGGCATAAGCGTGTTCAGACGCTTGAGAGCCTCGGTTGCCGGGTGGAACCGCCAGCAGCCCCACTGCCGCCATGCCGTGTTGTCGAGGAGGCCCGGGTCGTCGGCGTGCCGGACGCTGGGCTTCTCCACGAACCCGGTGTCGGGCGAGAAGGTCAGGATGTAGACCGTGTTCACTCCCGGCCTGCGGGAAACCCAGCCGACGCACGGGTCAGATGGGTTCTGCGGGTTGTCGTAGAACAGAACCATGTCACCCAGTTCAACAGTCTGGGTTGGGAATTCACTGCCATTCGAGGCTGCCAACGTAGTCCTCCTTGCTGGTAAGGCTCTCGGATTCCGGCCCTAGATACACGCAGGACGCAGGCCGGTTCTTATTGCGTCGCGCGAGGTAGTCAATTATCCACTTGGGTGTCGTGTCTGTCTCGTCCTTTTTCACCGGGAGGTGGTACCTCGGATTGGACGCGACGATGTACTCAAGGCACTGGCATGCATGCACTTCACCGCGAGTGTTCGGCTCGTCGCTGACAATGGACAAACCGTTCACGAAGTGCGTCTTCTTGCGGTACCGGCGCAACTCCTTCTCAAGGTTCGGGCACGCGCCCCGTAGCACTCGCAGCCTCGGAGTGCCGTCCGTGCGAATGTGCAGTGCGGTGCGAACCGCCGACGTTCGGGCCTGAATGTCGTCGCACCCAGCCAAGAACCCGGCCCCGGTAGTGCGGGAGCGCAGGTTGTAGTTCCGAAGTTGCTCCATGTACTGCTCCACCACCGCCCGGCCAGAGCCGATGTCGGTGATCCGGCCGCCGTGCATGTCGATGATCCACTGGTAGAACGACTGCCCCTCGCACGCCTTGGCGAACCTCTCCCCGAAGATCGAGGCAGAGCACTGCCGGATATACAGTTCGTCGTAGATCAGGATCATGGAGTTGTCGGGCGGGACGGCCGCAAACAGGGCGGCGGTCACGGCGTGCCCCGGGTCAACGGCGACGTAGCGCGTCCAGTCCTCCGGTATGGTCGCGCCATTCGGGAGTGCGCTCCGTTCTAGCCCGTGAATGGACATGGCGAAGTTGGGGTACACCATCACCGAGTCAGTGATGAACTCGCCTTCGGCGCGCATTCGCAGGACGTCTTCGCCCTGTGCTGCCCACCGCTCGATCATCTTCGACTTCTCTTCTCCATCGATCCAAGCGTTATCGAGAAAGCGCAGCGTGAACTTCTTGATGCTGGGATTGGGGTCTCCCGCCTCTGCCGCCCTGTCGGCGCGCTCGGAGAGGCTCATCAGAGACTCCGACCGGGAGTGCGGCATGGCCGACCAGCACAGGCGGCCCTTGCGGTCAGCGAGACGAGCCTGCGCTTCGGCAAGGATGCTGTCGTTCCCGACGTCCTCGTCTAGGTGCAAGCGATCGCAAGAATAGCCCTGCGCAGGCTCGCCTTCAGCGGAGAAGAACTGAATCTTCCAGCCGTTGTGAAGTTCGATGTGGTTGCAGTAGTTGGCAGCCTTGAGCACCCACGAGATGCTCTTGATCATCCGGGGAGGGATCAGCGGTGGCGCAGGCTTGGCGAGGTGCTTCCGCGCGCTGTCCCGTGAGGGGTCATAGGCCCGCCACTTATTCGTCTGCTCGTCCCGAATGATCTTAAACGCCCCTGCCTTCAGGAGGTACGGCACACACACCAGACCGATGTGCGTCCAGTTCCTCCCGATGATGACCAGCATGCCGTCCTTCTCGGGGTACTTGCCGTACGGGTCTTGACCTGTTGCGGCGCGAGCGTCCTCGACGAATGTGCAGAGAGACTTCCCCGATCTGTTGCCGCCGATCACGAGCACTTCCGAGGTGGTGCATGCGTGAACCTCCTCCTGCAACGCCGACGGCGTGTAGAGTTTGAGGGCCTCGATCCGCCGCTCGTTGATCTCCGACTGTAGTTCGCGGAGACGGTCTTGGGCGAACTTACTCGGCTTGGGAGTTGGCCGGGGCAACGGCTGCATGTTCCACCTCCAATGCTGGCCGTGCCGGGAATGACACGCTGGCCGCAGCCTCCACGAGCCTCTGCTCGATCTCGGCGTTGAGTTCTTCCTCCGACCAGAAGGTCAGGGGCTTCTTCGAGCCGCCCTGCTCGGCGTTGGTGGTCACGAGGCGAGTGATGAGTTCGAGCATCTTGGTGCGAGTGGCACTGCCCGGCTTCGCGTCAAAATAGTTCTTCAGCATCATGGAGGAGAATCCGGCGGTGCCGCCGAAGTACTCCATGAGGTTCTCAAGCAACTCGGCCGAGTGCGGCACGGTTGCTCCACCTTGGCGGGCTTGAGAGATCAGCGTGTCAACCGCCTTGCTCTCGATCTTGCCCATCTTGCGGGCGCGGTACTCTTCCTTCTGAAGAGCCGCCATCTTCCGCCGCTTGGCGACGCAAGCCAAGCACCGCGTGTACTGTTTCTGGTACAGCGGAAAGTGGATCGCATCATCGGGGCGTGTGTCCCCGCACTCACTGCAAACCTTGTCGCTCATTCTTCCCTCCAGAAGAAACTCACGCAGCAGGCGTCCCCGCTGCGTGAGCCCCGAGCGTCCGGTAACAACCGGACTTAGTTGAGAAGGCTCTGTAGCGGACTCTGTGGTCTGCCAGAGCCACCGATCCGCTGACCGCCTGCGCCGTACAGGTCGATCCCCGGCGCGGATTGCTGAACTCCACCGCCGCCGCTGAACATGTTGCCCATCTGGGACGACATGTTGTTCAGCGCACCGACATGCCCCATCTGGGCCTTGAGTTGGTTGTCCGAGTCATGGCGGGCGGTCTCCGCCTGATACCGGCCGGTCTCGGAGTCGTACTGACGCCGGGCCGCCTCGTGCTTCATCAGGTTGCTTTCACGAGCCGCAATCTGCGCCCGGGCGGCGTAAGCAGAGTCACCAGAAGCCTGATTGGAGTTGAAGTTGGCGCGATCGGCGTAGCGTTGCGATTCAACCGCCGCAGGCGCGTGGTTCATAGAGTTGTGCAGGAAGCCGCTGTAGCCGACGTACGAGTTGGCGGCGGCGGCGGAACGGTTGGCCTGCTGCTGCGCCTCGAACGCCTGCTGCTGCATGGCACGCTCGCGATCACGCAGCGTCCAGTCGATGCCTTCGTTGTCGAGGTAGCCCATTACGATCTCTCCTTAGTCGAGTTGAAGTACTCGCCCACCGTGCGCCTGCGACCCGCCGCTCGGGCTGCTGAACGAGTTCGATGACGACCGGCTGGTCAGCCGCACCTTGGGCACGACCTCCCCGAACACGCCGTCGTATGCTCCGCCAGCACCGCCGCTGGACGTGTATGCGTTGATGTATGCAGTCAGGTCGGCAATGCGCCTGCCGGTGGCAAGAGCCGTCTCTATGTCGCCCTTCGCCAAGGCAGCGGCGCGGGCTGCGCTCGTCTGCGAGAGGTCGTCACCGATCTTGTAGAGGAGGTCTTGCCCGCTGTAGTCGTACGAACTAGACGAGGAGGCACTGGTGCTGCCGCCGCCGGGGTACGAAACAGACCACGAAGGGTCGTGCTGCTTTCGGCCCTGCTCTTCCGGCATCAGGTCGTTCAGGTCTGGCTGTGCCATTTCGTCACTCAATGAAACGGGCGGCGGGGCGGCCTCCTGCCATCCCGCCGCCCGCAAGGTCAGTCAGTACTAGTCCTGACTGAAGATCACTTCTTGCCGTCTTCGCCCCGGAGGGCAGCGGCACGGGTCTCCAACTTCTTCGCGTGGAAGCGGGCCCGGGCGGCCAGCCGCTTCTCACGACTCTCTTTGTTCACCTGACGAATCTGGTGCTTCATCTCCGGGCGGTCGACCGCATCGGTGGTGTCTTCAGCAAACGCCACCGGGGCCACAGCGAGGATCAGAGCAACGAGAGCGAAACGCATCGAGGGTCTCCTGATCACGGAACGGTGGGGGTGGTCGGGGTCGTGGTGGTCGTGTCGGCGTCTTCGGTGCCAACGCGAACGGCGGGCATGTTCTCGGCATCCTCTGGCACTTCATCGCCGTCCACGTTGATGAACAGACGCGGCGTCGAGGTGCCGGAGACGAGATACGAGACGCGGGTGTTGAGGGGTTTCTGGGTCGGGCCGTCGATGACCAGCCAGAAGACCTCGTTCGCCACAACCGGCTTGGCGAGGTACTCGTCCACGACGCCCTTGTAGCCACGCAGCGTGACTTCGGTGCCGGGGGCGAGGTCTGCTCCGGTCGTGTTCTTCAGGGCCACGCAGGTCACGATCTCGTTCGAGAGCACCGCGCCAGTCTTGGCGTGGACGTCCGTGAACTGCTTCTTCGTGTTGGTCTGCGACTGGCCGGTGAGGGTGTCGGTCTTCTCAATGGGGTGAACCCACAGGGTGCCGAGAACCTGACCGCGACCGAAACCGGGATCGAGAACGTAACTCATCGTCGAATATCTCCTGCTGAGAGAGAGGTGTGTGGATCAGGTGCCCTTGGCGTCGACCAACTTAAAGAAGTTGCGCGGACTTGCGAAACGCATGTTTGCCAAAACGCTGGCGACGTATCGGTAACTCTGGTTCGTTTCCGAATAGTAAGGGCCCTCGGCCGTGATAAGTTGCCCTTCCATGCAGTGGAGGTACATGTTGGCGATCGAGAGACCGTAGCCGCAGCCCGTGGGAACGGCATACTCGGTCGAAATTTCACAGCCGTCCTGCTCGAATACGTCACTGAAGCCGTAAGACTTGAGGCCGTTCGTCTTCGTGACGATCGTGCGCTCCTTCGAGTCGAGCCTGTTCATATAGTCAATAAACATGCGTCGATCGAGCATCACGAGATCAATAGCACTGGCCTTTGAATCATTGCGCTTGGCCTGATGGATGCCTTCGCGCACAGCCTCGACGCACTGATCCTTCCACGTCGGGGTCGTGCCCTTGAAGAAGGACGACGTGTAGTTCACGATGATCGGGGTGTAGTAGTCGTACTCCGGGTCGCACGCGACGTTGGGCCACGAGCCCTTCTCCAACTGCGAGCCAGCCTCGGCACCGAGTTCGGTGGAGAGACCGGCGTAGTTGTCCTTGGCCCAGCAGAACGGGTCTTCCGCACGAGCAGTTGCCTCGCGAGCACCCGTGTCCACGTTGACCGTGCCGTTGAACCCGAATAGGGTGTCAAGCCCTTGGAATCGCAGTTCGTTACCGACGGCGTCGCCGTCAACGTATACCTCACGACTGAGGTGTTGCTCCATCGACTCCTGAAGACGCGAGGCCATCTTGCCCGCGACGTTGATGAGAGCCTGCTGACCACGGTTCTCAAGCATCTCACGACGGAAGATCGCGTCGGTGACTTGGTAGCCCCGGTAATCGAGTTTGGCGGTCTTCCAGAGGTTCTGGCGGCTGAAGGTACGCGGAGTCTCTCCGTTGTTACCGGAGACAGGCTGGTTGCGGAAACGAACTTCCCACGAGAAGCCCCTGCCGCTCTGATTGGTCAGCACGTTGCCGCTGCCTTCGAGCGAGGCGAAGACGCGGAACTTCCGAAGTACGTTGACCTCTTCCTCACGAAGGTAGTTCGTGATGGTCGTACCAATAGCGCGTGCCCAATCAGTCGCCGACGCCATGCCGTGTCTCCTTGTTGAGGGCTTAGATCAGCCCGTCGCCTTCGAGTGTCTGTCGCAGTTGTTCTTCAAAACTCATCCCACGGCGTCCGGCCGAGGGACTGTTGGTCGTCACACCGGCCCTGTTGGCCGTTCGAGATGCAGCGCGCCGCAGGTATTCCATGTTGGCTTCCGCAGGAGACTGCCTCGGCGTCGGCGCGGTGGCCGGTGGTGCCGAGTACTGCTGCTGCGGGAGTTGGCTTTGGAACGCCTGCTGCTGTGCTGCACTCGCGTCTGCGCTGCGAGCCTGATGCAGTAGGTCGCGCTCGACCATCTGCAAGGCGAAGTTCCATCGGGCCTCCGGTGAGGAGATGCCGAGGCTCTTTGCCTGCTCGATGTAGTTTTTGGCCGCCTCACCTTCCGGTGAGACATTTCCGTTTTTGTCGTACAGCCAATCGCGGTTCTTTTCTTCGAGGGTCGCGACGTACTGATGTCGCTGAACCTCGGCAAATTGCCGCTGAATCATCTCTTGGGCCTGCTGCTGGGCAAGCCGCGAAACCATCGGGGCGAGGGCCTCTTCCGGGTTGGTCAGAAACTTCTCGGCGAAGTTCTGGCGGTACTGGAAGTAGTCGGTGATGGCTTCCTTGGCGTGCAGTGGGGCGTCGGGGTGGATGGCATCCCGGCCCTGATCGTCCTTGACGATGTACCGCTTGTAGCCGTCCTTGAGTTCGGGCGGCGACCACCACGACTTTTGCTCCGGCTGATGCGGGGCAGGAGCCTGCTGCGGTGCGACCTGCGGATTGTTCCGCGACGTCAGCCACTGCTCATAGTCCGGGCGATTCTTCAAGTACTCCTGCGTGTAGGGCAGGTACTGCTGGTACTGGGCCAGCGCATGGCTGGCCTGCTTCTCGCGCTCCAGTGCTTGGTAGAGCCGGGTTGCGATCTCCCGGTCATCGTCCACGCCTTGGAAGTCGGGGAGGGTGCGGAACGCGCTCCAGATCGACTGTTCGGGGTTCGCCTGCGGCTCCGGCTCGGAGTCGGCCTCCGGCTGCTCGACGTCCGGGGCTTCCTGCTCCGGGGAGTCGTCCACCTCGGGGGCGTCGTCCAGCATCTCTTCGTCTTCGAGGGCCATGTTCTTCCTTCGCTCGGGGTTACTTGAAACTCTGCGTCCAATAGATGGATCGCCCGTTCTGCACAGCCCCCACGCCGATCTCGGAGTAGGAGGGGCTGAGAATGTTCCTGCGATGACCGGGGCTATTCATCCAGTCCCGCATCACCACGTCAGGCGTCGGCTGGCCGTAGGCGACGTTCTCGCCGAAGCCGTTATTGCTGTGGTACATGCGACGCTGCCGGGCTTGGACGCCCGACCAGCCGCGTGCCACGGTCATCAACTTCTCGCTGATCTTCAGTGGTCGTAGGCCACGAGCGCGACGCTCGGCGTTGACCTTGGCTACGACTTCGTTCTCGTAGGCTGACCCGACATACACGCGACGACACACGCCGCCGTCGCACTCGGTCTTGATGAGCCTGTTCTCTGCCGCCGCTGTTCCGCAGAGTGCGAAAGCGGCAAGCACCAATACGGTGCGCCTCATTGGGCCTCCTTGCTCGTTAGGGGCTGACATGCTTATGGAGCAGGGAGCCATAACACCGACATGGGAAATCCGAACGACGCATGGATGCAGGAAGGCGCAGCGCACGCCCGGCGCGGGCTCGTCGACATGATTGGGCGACACATGCCCGATCACGACCCGGAGGAGTTGGCTGATATCCTGATCTCTCGCTCCGGCGAGCCGATGTACTGGGACGTCGTTGAGGCCCTTGACGGCGAGATCGCGCAGTCCGCCCAAGGCCACCCGCGCGGGATCACCGCCGACGAGCGGGATGCGCTGGGCGGCAATCGTTTCATGCCGGACTACCTGCTCGGGCCGGGCGACCAGAAGGCTTACGCCGCCCTGCGGGACTCCAACCTCCTGAATGCAGCGGTCGGCAGGCGGCCGGTCGCAAGCATCGACGACCTGATCGGCGGGGCGAACTACCGCGAGGGCGAGGAGGCCAAACCTCTTGAACAGTTCAGCCACGGGTCTGCGCCGCCGGGGTTTGAGCGCGACTGGAACCTCGCAAACGCTGGGCACGACTACAACACCGCCTCACAGATGCCCACGCGGCACTCGACGTTCTTCGGGGGCTCGCCCTACCCGCAGCACCAGTGGATCGGCCAGCCGTCCACGCTGCTCAACTCGTGGAACAACAACCGCGACGGCGTGCTCGGTCAGGCGATGGGCGCGTTCGATAAGTGGGGCAGGGCGGCTAAGGCTGCTGGCAGGACTCCCGGTGCGTGGGGTGGCGAGACGCACGGCATCGACGGGACGGTCGGCGCGGTAGCGAAGTGGGGCGCAAACTTCCCGCCGCAACTAGAGAAAGCGGAGCAGGCGGAGTGGGGCGGTAATGCAGTCGGTCGAGGCAGCCCGCTCGTGCCGAACGGACTGCGAGATCCGCAACTCCGGCAGGACTCAATCGACAATCTAAAACACTTCACCGCCCAAGCATCAGAGACGCCCGACGTCTTCACCTACGGCAAGTCGGTGGGTCGTGGCTACTCGCCTGCTCTCGGGTGGGCTTTTGATATGGGCACCGAAATCGCCGACCCGCTTACGGCCGCCTCGCTCGGTGCATCGTTCGCCCCGAAGGTCATGTTCAATGTGGCGTCCGGTGGGATTGGACGAGGCGTGCTGCGGTCACTTGCCGACGACGCCCCGAGGTTCCTCGCAAAGGAGGCGGGACAGGAGGCGGCCTCGCCGATCACTTGGGGGGTCGGGGCACTCACGTTCCCGAAGATGGCTGGAGCACTCACTGGCGAGAACGTCACGCCAGCCGATCAGGCCAAGGCTGCCGCCGAGATCGAGGCGCAGCACAGGCAGGCGAATGCTGCCGTGCAGAACATTCGCCAGATGAAGAAAGATTATTAGTCCTCGGACTTGCCGAACCGGCTCCTGATGCTGGCAGCGTAGAGTTCAGCCCGCACGTCCGCAGCGGTCTTGCGCCACTCGTAGGCTTCGCCCTCAATGAGGTCGACCCGGGCCTTCTCGTACCGGAGCAGGGCGCGGAGTTTCAGTACTTCGGTACGCAGGGACTCGATCTCGGCTGCGGCGTCGAGTTGCGTCTGGTACAGGTTAGGCGTGTAGACCCACGACTTGATGCGTTCGAGGATGTCCCCAGTCATACGTCAATTTGCTCCATTTTAGTAGTTTTGTGCATACGTTCGGGGCGTCTGTGAGGATGTCTGCTTTATCTGGCGTCCCGCGCGTATGCCTCCGGTATATCGGTCGCTACGAAATCAAAGTCGCTCCAGCAGGGAGCGAAGCGTGGCGGCTTGCTTGTCGCTCCAATCGTCGCCAATCCTGACAGAGGCATAGATGCAGTTCTCAATCGCCTCACGCTCCTCGTCGGTGAGCGCGGGCTGCGGTGGATGAACCAGCGGGCCTCCTGCACCGCCTGACAAGGACGCCCGCAATGACTCTCGCTGCTCGTCTGTGAGCGTCACGTTTATTTGCGACGGAACTTGACATTGTGTTTTAGTCACTTCGTTCTCTCCAGTAGGTTGCGAAGCGTGTCAACGCGATCAAACTCTTCGCAGTTTCCAGCGAGTTCTTCCGCCCACTCCACCGCCTCCCGCTCCTCGTCGGTGAGCGTGGGCTGAAAAATCCTCGCAATCCTCCGCGCCGCAAGCCTCGCCCTGTCTTCGGCGTAACTGTTGCCGCCCTGCCACTTCTTTGTGGTGCCATCGCGATACCACCGCATGGCGCAGTGGACGATTTCGGCAACCCGCTCCAGTTGGGATTCCCCGTGAGAACCAGCGGATGCAGGAGGCATCGCTGCGGCGTCCTGCGGTGTAGTTTCGTCTGTCATGCGATGCTCCTGATCCTGCGTGTTCTCAGCCTAGCCGTTCCAGCAACGCGCGGAGCGTCCTCGCTGCGGCATCGTCTCTGCGGCACGCACCATCCGATACGTCCTCCACGCCGTACAAAGCGTCGATTCCGCGATTCAACGCCTTCCGTTCCTCGTCGGTGAGCGTGAGCGGCGTGAGGGAGCAGTACTGCGTTGTGGTGCCTACGACATGCGGACACTGCACCGTTTCGCGGCTCTCTGCTGCACCAAATCGCACGGTGGGGTGCTCCATCATCGCGACCCGAAGCGTGGCGAGGTGCTCGTCAAACGCCCTTGCGGTGCGCATCCAGTAGTCACGTTCCTTCACCAAGGACTTCAGTTGCTCGGGCCATTCGGCTCGGATGCTCTCGATCTCGTAGGCAGCCTCTTCCATGAGGTCGGAGGCCGGGCTGGCGGCTGGCATGATCGACCAGTTGCGAAGCCGGGTGACGATGTCGCTCATCGCTGGAACCTCACGGTAATGAACGTCCCAAGGAAGGCCCCGCAGACGAGCGGAACCAAGTACTTCGGATTGCGGCTGAAGGAGATCGTCCCGTACGCGAGCATGGCGTAGAGGAAGCACGAGATCACCGCAGCCCGGAAGGCCCGACGCTTGGCTACCTCGGCGATGTACCGGGCGTACATGATGTCCACGACGAAGTAGGTCGCGAACACCAGCCACGCAGTCATCCACTGGAACTCGTCGGTGTGCATCACTTCTCCATCGAGCGGAACAGGGCTGCGTCGGCCGACTCCAGACGACGCTCAAGGGCCTCGACCTGCTTTGCCAAGGACTTGCGTTCCTTGTATGCGAGCACGCACTGGCGGAGTTGCTTGATCACCCGGGCAGCCCGGTCGCAGATGGCCCGCATCTGGTTGGCGTCGAACTCGTGGCAGTACTTCTCCAGCACCTCGACGATGTCGAACCGATCCTGCGGGATCGCCTCTCGGTACTCGCTGGTCAGGGGAGCGGCCAGCCCGCCTTGATAAGGCAGTCCTTCAACCGCTCGATCTCCAGCCGGAGTTTCTGGTTCTGCTGCCGCAACGAGTCCAGTTGCTCGGACGTAGACGGGGGTGTGCTTTCCGACGTAGGCCCCGGTGATATTGAAGGCTGCATACTCTTCTGCGTCGTCGTAAGACATGCCGTCCCTCTCGACCATGATCTGGACGATCTTGTCGATGGAGTACACGGCGGAGATGGGGCGTAGGTGGTTGTCGGTGAGCCCGATGAAGGCTTCGTCCCAACCGTCAGCGAGGAGCACGTCCTCGTCGATCTCGGCTATCGCTTCACGGTCGATTGGCATGCCTTGGTCTCCTCGGCGGCAATGGCTTCGGCTCGGGCTCGCTCATACACGGCAGATGCTTCTTCGGGGGTGTCGTATGAACCGAGGCATCGATTGCAGTGCATCGCCATGAACTTCTCGCCCCTCCCGTAGACGCCGGTCGGCAGGTCTCGGTATCGGTGGCGAATGTTCAGCGACTGACCCCGGAGCGTCGTGGCCCGGAGGTTCGAGATTCGGTTGTCCCACGGCACGCCGTTCTTGTGGTCGATGGTGCCGGGCGTCGGCCAGTAACCGTGAGCCAGAAACCAAACATGGTCGTGCTGCCGAATCCTCTTGGCCCCATCTGAACGATGGATGTAGCCACTCTTGGTCTTGCACCAGAGCATCGGGCACACCTGCTCGGCGTACTCGGGATCGACGACGTACTTCCAAGTGCTGCGATTCCGGGGCATGGCGATACTCCGTTCGGGATTCGCGAACTGGAAACGCGGCCCGCAGGTCTTGGGCTTCCTGCGGGCCGCGCCCCAACACCTGCGTCCTTGCAGGCTAAAATCCATGCCACGAGTCATCCGACTCGGACTTCGGGCCACCGGCACCGGGCTGACGCTTCGGCCACTTCAGCGAGATGCCGACGTCATCAGCCATGACGGTCACCGAGGTTCGCTCGACGCCGTCCTTCTCGTACTTCTCGACTTCGAGCCGCCCGGTCACCATGACCCGGTCGCCCTTGCCGACCTTCTCGGCGACGAGAGCGGCCATCTCGTCGAAGCACAGGACGTTGACCCATGAAGTTACGGGGTCACGACCCTCGATCTTCTTGGTAGAGGCCACGCTGAAGCGGCACATGTCTTTGCCGCCCTTGGTCTGCTTGAGTTCAGGGGCCTGACCGACATTGCCGAACACTTCTGCCTTGATCATCTGAATCATCTCCTTGGTGTTGGGGACTGACCTAACGTGGCCCATCATAGCGCGGTGGTCAAGCGTTCAGTCGGACGCAATATCCCCGCGCAAAACGCATGTTCGTGATGTTTGCGATCGGGCCATAAGCCTTGCACCGAGCACCTTCCCCCCAACACTGAGGTGCTGCATGCTTCGATCAATCGCGTTCGCTCTCGCGCTGGCCGGTGCCGCAGTACTCGGTCTCGCCTTCTCGCTGTTCGGTGCTGGCATGGCACTCGCTGGCACGATCACCGGCACTGCCCAGACGTTCGACTCCGAGATTCGGCAGCGGCTGAGTGAGTACGAGGATTGGGGTGTCTGGAATGCAGGCACCCTGCAAGCCAACGTCACCAGCGGGGCAGGGCGGATCAACTACTCCCTGACGGCCTCGGCACCGGCTACGCCACTGGCTCGTGATCCCGGCGTGGCGATCTTCAACACGGGGAACGGGTACTACGTCGGCGGGCTCTCCTACGTCACCAACAGTGCCGAGGGGAAGGGCTTCACCTTGACCGTGCCATATCAGTACGCCAATGGGAACCGGCTCGACCTGTGGCTGATGACCAATGGGCCTGTCTCGGCAGACATCACCGCCTCTGAACTCTTGGGGTCAGGGACTACGGTGAGCCTTTCTCCGTACCAGAACTACATCGTGTCGTTCATCTCGACGGGGCTGACCGAAGACCTGACCGTGAGCATGGTGGGCCGGGGCAACTTCAACAGCGCACAGGGGCAGATGTCATTCGGTGCCGCAGCACTTTCCCCTGTGGTGGTGCCCGAGCCGGAGTACTGGCTGGCGTTCCTGCTGCTCATCGGCGGCTTCGTGGCATACCGGGTGGTCGAGACGATCTGGTGGTTCTACGACACGGTGCGGACGCTGGAAGACGACTTCGAGGGACGAAAACTCCCCGAGGGTGACTTGGAAGACCGCTGGCTGCCGTAGCACTTCGGATCGAGAGGGTAGCCACCGACCGCCAGTGGCGTGATTCACTCCCTCCGATCTGTGGCCGACGCCTGACGCAGCCTGACAACGGCCGGGCGCAGGGGCGGAGTTGGCCTGCGGCTCACACAGCCGGGCCGTCAATGAACTGCATCGGGAGGAACTCGTCCTCCTCGGCTTCCCACTCGTCCTCGTCGCAGATGTGCCACCCAGCCATGCTCGCCTCCAGTGAGAGGCTTATGGCTCGACCGGCCTAAGTCGGGAAATCGATTCTGAGGGCCCTAGCGTGCGTTCTGGCGGGTTCGGCCACCCGGTGTACCTGCGTACACCAATCGGGCTTCTGGGGCGATCCTAGCGCGCCTACGGGCCATCTACGATCGGCAGGCACATCTGGCCCGGCAGAAACTTGGAAGGCTCGGGCTGGAGGGGCTCCGGGGCAACCACGGGCACCTCGTAGTTCTTCCGGGCCTCCGCGTAGATGTGGCCGATGTGGTTGTCGTACCACGGCCTGCCCGTCCGGCTCCTGCTCCCCCAGCGGTTCAGTGCGCTGGCAATCTTCCCAAACGACCAGCACTCGTCGTCGCGGAGCATTCGGACGACCCGGCGAACCGCCTGCTCTAAGGGGTTCTCGATCAGCCTGCTATCGCGGGTGACCTCGTACCCGTAGGGCGGTCGGCCGATGCGGCGGTTCTCATCGCGAGCCCGCTCTTGACCCTCGCGGACGAGAGTGGCGACGCCGTCAGTGCGGTTACGACGAAGGTCGTGCGTCTTGTCGTGGCATGTCGGGCACAGCGGCACAGTGCGAGTCCCGCCGCGCGACTGCGGGATGACGTGATGCTGCTCCTCGGCCGGGGAGCCGCACTCAAAGCAGCGATCGGGGTGTATGACCAGCGCATCCATGCGCTATGGGTTTCGCGCAGCGTGTCAAGTTTGGCAACAGGTTTAGCGCGCTACAGGGGGCGAGATATTTTGAGCGTCAACTCGTGGTGGCATGTATGTATGGGCCAGCCGCCGCCGGGGGGCTCGGGGCGGGGCGGGGCGGGGCGGGCAGCGGCGTGGCGGGCCTGTTTTTCCGCAGCGAACGCGGGGCACCGTGGGAACCTTCGGTGCCCCAAGGGCGTACCGCGATCCCAGATTGTGGCATTCCCGCCCGCATTACTTATGGCGCGACATTCGCACCGCACTACATTCCGCCGTCGGATTTCTTCGCACGCCCCACGTTCGCGGGCACCGCTCGATTCCCCGCGAGTTATCGCCGTGCGGCTAGGTGTTTTGGATCGATGCAACACCCCCAACGGAGACGACGACGATGATCCACAACCGACTGACAGTGAGCCTCGACCGGGACGACGTCACCATGATCGTGGCCGCCCTCGCAACGATGCGAGTGGACGCCGAAACCAACGCGGCCAACATGGCGGCCGTCGATGATGACATGCGAGACGATGACGCCATCGCCGATGCCCGGGCAGTGGTCGCCGACTTGCAACGGCTGAGCGACCGACTCGTGTCCGCTGCGGTCTACGCCGCGAGATACCGCTGAGCGGCTAGTCGTTCTGCCCCCCCTCAACACCTTGACGCGATGCGGCCCGTAGCAGGGCGTTCCTGCTGCGGGCCGTTCGCATTTGGAGACTCTTCGATGATCGCTCTCAACACCGTGATGCCACGCCTGCCCAAGATGGGCAAGCCTCCCCGGGCTCGTACTGCCAAGGCCAAGGGGCCGATCTTCCCGCGTCGTGCTGCGATGGAACTGGCACAGTTCGTGATGGATGCCCCGTCTGCCGCCGCCATCGCCGCGAAGTGTCGATGGATGATCGAAGACATGGTCGCCCGGTTTCCCGGCCGTGGGCCGCACGTTTCGGGCTCGTGGGAATGGATGCTCGCACGCATCGCCGACGCCATCGACAACGGCACCGATGCCTTCACGCTCATCAGCATGGACGGCAACACGAAGTTGCCCTTCGCGTCGTGGTCATGCCTGCCTGTCGTGACGTGCCCGGGCATGGGTGCGTGCGGGAAGTTCTGCTACAGCCTGCGGGCATGGCGGAACCCATCGGCCTACGGTCGCCAACTGTGGGCGACCATCGTGCTGCGGTTCTATCGCCGCCGCATCATCGATGCGTGGAAGGCCCTCCCCGCTGGCATCGTCGTGCGGCTGTACGTTGACGGTGACTTCGACTCGGCCGAGACGCTGCGGTTCTGGTTCAACCTGATCGCCCAACGGCCCGACCTGCGGGTCTACGGGTACTCGAAATCGTGGCACCTGCTGATCGATTGGCACCGTGCGGGACATACGTTCCCGGCCAACTACTACGTCAACGTGTCGAGCGGGTCGAAGTACGACAACGACCCTGCGATGCGGCAGGCCATGCTCGACCTGCCCGTGGCTCGCGGCGAGTTCATCGTCGTGAAGGTCAAGGGTGAGGGCACGCTCTGGCCGAAGGGTTTCCAGCGGTACCAGTCCAAGGCATACCACGAGGCGGTCTACGCCGAGGCCAAGCGTCTCGGCATCAAGGGCGTGTCGTGCGGCGGTGACTGCGGTGCGTGCGGCAACGGCACCCACTGGTGCGGTGCGATCCAGCCCAACGGCACCGTGAAGCAGTCGCTGATCGGCCTGCCCATCCTTATCGGTGCCCACTGAAACGGGCACTGCGGCTAGTAGTTCTGAACCCCAGCACCCTCTCGAAAGGACGATGACGCATGGCTTCCTACGACGTCTTCATCAACTCCGGCGTGAACGTGACCATCCCCGACAGCGTTGACCCATCGACGCCCGAGGGGCACCGCATCCTCCGCGATGCCACGCTCGCCCGCCTTCGCACGCTCCTCGACGAGGGCGGCGAGATCGACCTCGACTACGAACGATACGACGGCTGACAGTTCTGAACCCTCACCCTCAACAGGAGATTGCGACCATGCCATGCGGATACCACTTTCGCATCTGCAAATGCTGCGACCACCCGGGCCACGAGCGTGGCATACCCGGGTGCAAGCACAGCGGCCAGCCCGGATACCACCTCCTCGTGACACTGCCGGGTTCGACCGGCCACGTTGCGACCGAGGATCGCGTGATGCTCGACCGCACGCTGTTCAGTAGTTGGCCCATCGCCCGCATTCACAAGCAGTACAGCAAGGCGTACCCGCACTGCGAAGTCGAAGTGACCCGGCTCCCTTAACCCTCACCCTCAACAGGAGATTCGACCGTGAACGTCCACCTGAATGCTGACCTGCCCGCCGTGAACGATGTGCCGACGCTACACGCCTTCGACTACATCACGCTGCTGGAGTACTGCCGATTGGCACGGCTCGACCACGCCAAGACTCTCGAACGACTGACCGACTCGACGATCACGTTCGGCGGCGGATGCGGCGAGATGACGTTCATCGCCGCCCATCACCTGTCGGAAGAACTCGGCGTCGAAAACCCAGCCAGCCTCACGGCACGGTGCTGGACGCCCGTCTGGCTCGGCTGACCAACCAACCCACAACCCAGTACTGCGGCCCCGGCGGGAGCGTTTCCCGTGCGGGGTCGCAGCGTTTCCAGAGGAGAGTTCCCGTGTACTACGTTCGCTTCCACCTTGCCAAAGGCCAGCACTTCAAGCACTGGCAGATCACTGCCCCCGATGGATCGAAGACCTTCCACGATCCCAACGATGTGCAGATCAAGATGTTCGGCTGCACCCTGCACAACCAGCCGGGTACCGCTGCCCGCATTAACGCGGGCGAGATCGACAAGACCGTCTGTGCTGGCGTCGAGTGCGAGCATCTCGTCGTGAAGCAACTGCGGTGCTGGCACCTGCCCGCACCGGGTGAGCGTGTCTTCTACAACCCGCGAGTCACCCCGTTCTGGCGTGACTGTGAGGGCGTGAACATCGACGGCTCGGGGTGGGAGCAGATCACCACCATGAGCAGCGGCCTGTTCGCGACCGGCCGCGTGGCCGAGCACGTTCTCTCCCTCGGCTGATTGATTCTGTGACCCCAACCCCCAACACGAAAGGACGATGACGATGCATGGGCTCTTTGTTCAGCGGCCGTTCGCCAGTTCGCTGGTGCATGGCACGAAGATGATCGAGACGCGGTCGTACCCGCTGCCCGAGTCTCTGCTCGGGAAGAGGGTGTTCATCATCGAGACGCCACGCACCGGGCAACGCCGGTCGGGTGATCGCGGGGAGATCGTCGGCACCGTGCGGTTCGGTGGCTGGAAGTTGTACCTCGACAAGGAAGAGTGGCTCTCCGATGCCCTGCTGCATCGCGTCGAGGACGGCGACCTGCTGTACGGGTGGCGTGACGACAAGAAGAAGTACGGCTGGGAGGTGACCGAGTACGAGCCGTGGACTGTGTGCAACTACCGAGGCACAGGGTACGGCAGGGTCTGGGTCACAGGCTGCGAGCCCGCCGCCCTCATCCCCGACGTTCAGCGTGCGGTTCGTTCGTGAACCCCGGCCCGTGATCGGCAGCCCTCCGCAGGGCGGGCTGCCATTCGTGGATCGTGGATCGATGACCAATCTGGAGTACTGAATCATGGCTGATCAACTGAAGATCGTGTGCCGCCCGTCCTTCGACGAGATGTATGTCGAGAGCGAGAGCGGCTACATGCTGGCGAACCTGTACCGCTCCGCCAAGATGGCGGACGGCGACGTCGAGGTTATTGTCGGGGACGACTGCTGTTCGCTTGCCGCCCACAACGTCACCACCGAGGAGCAGTGGCGTGGCATCTGCGATCTGTTCGCTGCCGCACCGGAGATGCTCGCGGTGCTGCGTGACCTGCGTGCCACGCTGGAGGTGTTGACTGGGTGGCGTGAACTCGACGGCACGCAGATCGACCAACTCATCGCCAGCGATGGGCTGCACTACCTCGACAAGGTCATCGCCAAGGCCGAGCCACCCCGCAAGGTGAAGAAGCGTCTGCTCGTCTCGGTCGAGGTCGAGGTCGAGGCCGACTCCGACGCCACGCTCGACGTGTTCAAGACCCGTGCCCTCGACAGCGTCTACACCGGGGGCGGTGTGTGCGTGTCGTTCAAGGGCAAGACGGTGACCACGCTCGGCGAACTCTACGAGGAGTGAGTGAGCGGCTAGTAGTTCTAGACACACAGTTCCACGACCCCGGCAGGTGCGTTGCCTGACCGGGGTCGTGGTGTTTCAAGAGGTGATGCGATGGGTGCGATGAAGCGTGCGGCCTACGAGGTGAGCGGAGCAATGCTCGACCGCTTCGTGGCTTGGTCGAAGACCGAGGAGTTCAGGGAGGGCGGCGTCTACCACAAGGCCGACGCCATCGTGAAGTGGATGCGGGAGGAGGGGTTCGTGGGCAGCCGCCCGCTGTTCGCCCTGCTGCGTGAACTGCACGAGGAGACGAAGCCGGGCACCAATGACGGCGGTGCGTCGTGGCGTTGGTGGCTGGTCGAGCGGGTGACCGAGTGCATCGAGCGGAAGTACGAGCGGGAGTACGAGGTGGCCGAGGCCGCTCGCACCCTGCTGCGTTCGATGACCGACGAGGTGGACGCCATCGTGAAAGGAGATGCGTGATGCGATTCCGCAAGGCCAAGGACGGCACGATCTCGTACCACGCCAAGGTCGGGCGAGGCGTGGACTATCAGGTGCAGTACTACCCGAAGACAGGGTGGAAGGCACAGCGTCGTGAGTTCTACGAGGTCGGTGTTCGCTTTGGAGGCGGGCACATTCACGACTCGCTCACTGATGCCAAGGCGTGGTGCGTCAAGGACTACCTCGCGTTCGCAGTCCAGCGTGATGCGTTCGATTCCATCATGGAGGAGAGGAGGTTGGTGCGTGAAGACGGTGACCGAGCAGGAGTACCGGGTGAGTGAGCGTGTCGTGCTCCGCCCGGGTGTGAAGTTCAGGGCAGGCGGAGGGCCGTACTACCGCATGCCCGACGGGACACGAGTGAGCCTCGCTGCGGCGGGGCCGTTCACCTTCCACGCATACCACAGGCGTGGCAAGGCAGGGTGGATCGAGGCAACCGACAAGCACGGCTGCTTCGCCCCGCTCCATGTGGCAGGTAGGCGGCGTCGTGTGACGCCGTCGTTGGTACCCCGACCGTACATCGTGCGGTCAACCGTCCGGAGGAAGAAGGATGAGTAATGCGGAATGGATTCCGCTGGTGATCGAGGTGATCAGGCTGATCGCTGAGATCGTGCGGCAAGGAGGCTGATGCGGCTAGTAGTTCTGGACAGCACGGCGGGCCACGGGAGATCGGTTCTCTCGTGGCCCCCGTGCTTTACCGGGGTCGGCTGAACGCTTGACCACCGGGTGACAATGGATTCGTAGTACTTCAAAACCCAAAGGTGAAACATGAACGTCTCGTCTCTGCCCTCTGCCAATGAGGGTGCTCTGGTCTGGGTCAATCAAGCCGGTCGCGTCCGCGTTGACGTGGTTCG